GTTAAAGCTCTTGATAGTCTTAGAGAATTAGAAGAAACTTTAGATAAGGTTAATATCCTTGAAGGTATAGAATTATTCTCTGATAAGGCTACTAAGTTAGTTAAAGGATTACAGAAAAGAATAATAGAGATTAAAAGCTATACTGATAAAAGAGACTTTAAAGATAAATATAAAAGAGATTCTGTAATTAGGGATTTAAATGAAATTAATGAATTCAATGAAAGTCTAAGAGTAGTTGAAGAAATTAATAAGCTTCTTGCTCTAGAAGGTAAACAATTATTTGCTGAAGCTGAGACTGGACATAAATTTATAGCTAATTTATATAATGATCTTGCTATACCATTGATGGCTGACTATCTGTTTGATTTCTATAATAAAGGTATTAATCAACAGTTAATAAAATCTGGAAATAAGGATAAAGTTCTTACTAGAGAATTATTAGAAGAAGAACTTAGACAGTCTAAGAAAGATATATCTAAATTAGAGTCTTGGTTAGTAGCTACTTCTAATCTTGATGATGCTATATTAGGTCTGTTTGCTAAATCTGTTAAGAAACAGCTCTATGAGGCAAATAGATTAGATATAATAAATCAGGAAGAGATTGAAGATAAATTTAATAAATGGATCAAAACTCAATCTAGCAGAGATAACAATAAGAAATTATTTGGTAAATTTATTACTAAGGTAGATGATTTTGGAAAAGATAGACTTAAATTTATAGAAGTAGATTCAGATTCTTATAAAGCATTATCTAAGGAAGATAGAGAATTTTATGATGAATTAATTAAATTACATTTGAATTCTCAAAAAGGAATACCGGAAGCTAATAGATTAGGATACTTTCTACCTGCTCTAAGTAAAACAAGCAAGGAGTATTTAGTAGAAGAAGGTAAAGTTAAGATAGTAGATAAGGCTAAAGAACAAGAGATAAGAAATAGTCTTCAGACATTAGAAGGTAAAAATCTTAAGAGAGTTCCTATTTATTATACTCATTATATAGATCCTTCTGAACAATCTTATAATATTGTTGAAGCAGTTCTTTCTTATACTTCTGAGATTAACAAGTACAAGGCTTATAATGAAATTCAAGCCCATGTAAATACTATTCAGAATTTAGTTAATAAAAATCAACCTTTGTCAGTAGATGATAAAGGAGATAATATAACTGATAGTTTATCAAAAGCTATAGGAAATAATAACTTCTTAAAATCTGAAACTAATAACAGAGCTGAGAAGTTAAATACTTTTATAGATATGATTTTCTATGGTATAGATAGAAAGACTGAAAAGACAACTATATTTGGTAAAGAAATTAATTATGGAAAGTGGGGTGATAGATTAACTGGATTTACAGCTATTAATGCTTTAGCAGGTGACGCACTTCAAGCATTCAATAACGTTACTATTGGTAATCTAACTTCATTTGCTGAAGGATTAGGAGGTAGAAATTATAGTACTAAAGATTGGTGGTCTGCAAATACAGAATATTTTGCTAATAGTGCTGAGTTATTAGGTGAAGTAGGATCTGGTAAAAGATCTTTTATATCCAAACTAGCTAGAGAGTATGATGCTATTCAAGGACAGTTTAAAGATAATAAGGGTACGAATATAACTTCTAGTAGATTCTATAATTTAATGGAAACAGATAGTATATTCTTCTTGCAGAATGGTACTGAACATCAAATTCAAATTACTACTTTTATAGCATTCCTTAAAGGTAAAAAGGTTAAGGATAAATCTGGTAAAGAGATTAGCTTATATGATGCTTACAAGGAAAACTATAAAGAGAATAAAACTATAGGACTACCTAAAGAGTACGAATTTACTAAACAAGATAAAGAAGATCTAAGAGATAGAATACATTCTGCTAATAAGAAAAATAACGGAGTTTATAATAAGTTTGATTCACTACCAATGCAACAATATACACTTGGTAGAATGGCTCTTATGTTTAGAAAATTTATTGCTCCTACAGTAAGAGCTAGATTTGGTGGACTAAGTATTGATTATGAATCTGGACTAGTTAATCAAGGGTATTATAAAAGCTTTGCTAAGAAGTTAATTCAAGCATATAATGAGAGATCTATAGCTGTTATGTTCAAATGGAAAGATATGTCTGAATATGAAAGAGAAGGAGTAAAAAGATCTATGGTTGATTTGATTACTTTAACTACTACCTTTGTATTAGTACTTGCATTAACAAAAGGAGAAGATGATGAAGAACCAACAGCAGTAGATAACTTCTTATTATATCAAGCAATGAGACTACATGGTGATATATCCTTCTATATGCCAGGAATAGGATTTAATGATCAGTTTAGAGTATTAAGAACTCCAACTGCTGTAGCTGGAACTGTAGATAAAGGAGTTAAACTTTTAAGTCAGATATTTAGTGTAGAGTTTGAAACTGGTGAGCTTGGACTTCTTGAAACTTATAAGAGAGATTCAGGTTTGAATAAGGAAGGAGATTATAAAGTAATATCTAGAGCAGAGAAGTTGATACCTGTCTATAATAACATAGTAGAATCTTCTAATCCAGAGTATGCAATATCAGTTCTAAATAAAATTAAAAACTAAATAAACTATAACATATGAAAAAACAAGTAGTGTTTGTGATCCCTATAATCTTCTGCTGCGACTTACTTATGAACTTACTGGTATAGTCTACCAATAAAGTCCTCAAAAAGATAGATAGAAATTAAGGCTCTTACCTGAATGTCAGGTAAGAGTCTTTTTTTTTCGGTATCTTTATAAGGTATGAGAATAATATATCTTACATCTGGACATGAAATAAAGAATGGTAAAGGTACTGGTGCAATATCTCAATTTGGAGATGAAGCTGTAGAAGCAAGAAAATTTGTTACAGCTTTAGCTAAAGAGCTTTGGAGTAAATATAAGATTATGGCTTATACTGATAATGATTCTTGGACATTATCCGGAGTTATAACTTGGGTTGGAAGTAAAGTAAAGTCCTCTGATTATACAATTGATGTACACTTTAACGCTTCAGCTAATGAAGCAGCTAATGGTGCTGAAGTATTAATATCTAATACTCATACTCCTAAAGAGAAACTTTTCGCAACTAAGATAGTTAATGAAATTGCATCTACATTGTCTATTAAAAATAGAGGTGTAAAAACAGAAGCAGATTCTCAACATTCAAAGTTAGGAATACTAAGCAATCACAAGTTATCTTCGGCTAATAACATCTTAATAGAGATTTGTTTTATTAGCAATCGTAATGACATGAAGTTGTACTTTTTTAACTTCAATGAACTAATCACAAATCTAGCTAAGACTATTAATGAAAACATTAATTGAAGATCTTCAGAGTCTTGAGGAATTATCCGATAGAGAACTGATGTTAAAGATATACTCTAAAGTTCTTCAATTAGAAGAAGTAACAGAGGATATTAAGGAAACTATACACGGCAATCCTAAAAAAGGATTGGAAGGACTTAGATCAGAACTAAGTGAAGTTGTTAAGTTTGTACAAAAGTATAAAAAGTATGAATTTGCAGCAGGAATCCTAATAGGATTCTTTATGTGTGTAGGATCAGCAGTATATGGTTTAATTCAATTATTTAAATAATATGAAAGAACTAATTACAAGATTAAAGTTACCAATGAGTGATTTTTGGAAAAGATTTCAAAGACTATGTATAATCATGGCTATAGTTATACCTAGTACTGGAGAGCTGGCTGAACTTCTAAATTATATTCCTGAAGGTTATATACCTGTTTGGATTAAAAGTATAGTAGGTACACTGATAACTCTAGGTATTCTTATACCTAAATTTACTGTTGCAAGTAAAGAAGAGCTTAAAAAAGAATTAGAGAAATGAGATTTATTATAGGAATAGTAGTTTTAGTACTCCTAGTATTGGGAATACTTACCTCATGTAAAAGAGTACATACAAGCACATCTATTACAAAGGATAGTACAACTACTATTACTATGAAAGATACTTCCTTTACTACTCCTGCATCTGAGGTGGATAAAACCTTTGGAAAAGGTGCATATGATAGTATGATTATAGGTAAAGTATATAGTTACTTTGATTCTTTACGTAGAGCTGAATTGAGATTTATAAAAGATAGCTTAGGAAGAATAACTATTACTGGTAAATGTCATGAGGTTAATAATACTTTTTCATATCCCGAAAAAGTTATTCATACAAAAGAGACAATAGTTAAAGAAGTAGTTAAAGAAGTTCCTAAAAGAGAATTACCATTTTGGATCAAGCTGCTTATAGGGGGGTTAATAGCTATAATTTTGGCATTGATTATTATAATACTTATAGTTTTCTTTAGAAAATAATATGTCATTTACTGTAGATAATTTTAATGCTAATAAGATAACGCTTACAAATGAACATGTAAGCGATCCTCTTTTATATACTATTCATGTATTAGGAAATAATAATGAGTTTGAAGCTGTAGATACTTATCCAGATACTCCTACTACTTCATTAGATCCTGATACTTCTGTTGTAATAGATTTAGTGAATGACGGTATTTATAAGTTCATAACATCAGATGGTGAAAGCTATTTCTTTTTAGATAAGGATTTGAGATCATGTGAGAAGAACTATCTACAGAAAGTTCTATGCAGGACATGTGACCCATGTGATGAAATGGATATTCCTTATATGAGAGATCTTCTAAGGTTCTATTCGTTAAGAGATAGATTTTATTATATAGCTAATAAATATTACCAAGATCAATCTACAGTTGATTTTATAGATCCAGATGATAGTGAAGTATTTTACTGGAGTGATTTACTAAGTCAGCTAAGTAAAATATGTGATAATTGTTATCAATCTTCTCATTCCTCTCCTAATGAGGATTGTGGTTGTCATTAATATGAGTATAAGACAGAAATATAGAATATTAGATTCAACTCTTTATAGTAAGACATGGAAAGATGTTTTAATTAATGAGTTATATGATTATATATATTCTATAGGAAAGTTTAAAGAACTTACTGATAAAGGAAAGAAGCTAAGAAGTATAGGTAGAGATGATATTAAAGTATATGAAGAATTGTATTTCTATAAACTGTTAGTAGACTATATAGTAAATCTTAGAACAGCTTATTTAAAGTCTGTTGATGAAGATCAAGAAGAATTGGAATTAAGTTATAAGTTATCTTGTGTGAGAAAATATCTATTCTGTAGATTTAAGAATACACATATATTTGATAAGCTAATTCAAATGGCTAATCTTAAACAAGATGGTATAGATTTCATGCAGATAGGGTGTTTACAGGATACAAGTACTGAGAAGGTTACAAATGGAGGATTTGATGATTCAACTGGATGGGGAAATTTAGGAGGATGGGTTATATCAGGAGGTGTAGCTACTACTTCATATAATGGAGGAACTCCTTTAATTAGAGAGCTTGTGCAAAGTGTAACATTTGATGCTGGTGTAACTTACACTATTACATTTACTATTACTAATTATACACAAGTTTTAGGAACTTCGTATATTAGTTTAACATATTCTACCGCTAATAGTGTTCCTATAACTGGAAATGGAACATTTAGTCATGATATTACAGTAAGTGGTCCAGCTCCTACATTAAGATTAGTAGGTAATGATGATTTCTCAATAGATAACTTATCTATTAATACATCAAACTCATTAGATGTTTGTGATATAAATGCTAATCCCTTTATAATAAATTAATATGGCAGGAATAAGAAAGTTAAGATCGTGGTTCTTTTCTACTACAGGAGATACACCAGTAGGAGGATTTTTTAAGAGGCTTAGAAATGGTTCTAAACCTAATCAGCAAACATTTGAAAATCTTTGTGAGTCTGCTGCTTTCCATGCAGAATCAAGTAGTGCAGCACAGACTGATACTGCTACTGATATTATTAATAAACAAGGACTGGCTATAGCTGCTAGTGATGCTAGAGCTAAAGCTGGTAATAACACACCATTAGGAGATGGTTTAGGTATGATATTGACAAAACCTTCACAACTACCTACAGTTCAAGGCGGGGCAGCTAATGAGGATTCTATGACTAATTTAATGGATAACTTTGTAGGAGCAGCTTTAGATGTAACTGTTGACCCTTCTGTTACAACTAGAAACAACTATATAGTTACCTTAACTACAGAATTTAAAACGTGGTTTATAAATATACTGAATGAGATTTCAGCACAATTTGCAACACTTATAGAAAGTGTAGATGATTTAGTTGCTATTGTAGCTGGCCATACTACAAGTATAGGTACAATTAATACTAATATAACTTCTCTTCAGAGTAGTGTTACTAGCTTAGGATCTAAAGATAGATATGTAGGAACTTCTACGACAAGTAATACCATAGGGACAGGAAATAAATCTTTTACAGCTAATACTGGATTATCTTATAGTATTGGAGTAAGAATTAGATTATCTTCTGCTGCCGGTACTGGAAATTATATGGAAGGTAATGTAGCTAGTTATAATTCTGGTACAGGAGCCTTAGTAGTTACTGTTGATACAATAGGAGGTTCTGGAACATTTAATGATTGGCTTATTAATATAGGAGGTGTAGCAGGTATTTCTGGAGATAGATATAAATCTACATCGACTACAGAAAGTTCACTTGCTTTAGGTGTTATATCTTTTGAGGTAGGTTCTGGATATGCTTATGCCGTGGGTAATAGAATAAGAGCAACAGATTCAGCTAGTGGTTCTAATTTTGCAGAAGGACATGTAATATCATATTCTGGAGGTGTTCTTACTATTAATGCAGACAAAATAAGTGGATCAGGTTCAATCTCTAGCTGGAATATAAACTTAGGAGGTAATTATACATTTGATTCATGGCAAGACTTTTCATTTGGTTCTGATTTTAGTACTGTAGCTAATACTAGCTCTACCTCAAAAGCTCAATATAGAAAAGATAATTTAGGTAATATAGAGTTTAGAGGACAAGTAATAGGAGATTCTGCAATAGGTAGCAATTTAGTAGCAACATTACCAGTTGAATATAGACCTGCTAATCCAAAGGTATTTCCAGTAGTAGGATATGCTACAGGTGGAGGGCTTTTTGTATTAGTTATAAACGCTAATGGAGAAATACAAGTGATAGATACTGATGGAACTAATGTTGCAAATGATACACAGTTCTATATTGATAATGTAAAATTTAATATCAACTAATAATGACTAAATTAAAGAATTTATCGCTTATAAGAGATGGTAAGAATATTCTCTTTTTCCTAGAAGGAGCTGATAGGCTATTAACAGAAAAGCCTATAATTAGTAATATAGGTAGAGGAATAAACCCTAATGATGTTGTAATTAAAGAACAACTTGATGAGATAGCTGGAGGTGGAGGTGGAGGAGCTTCAACTTTTGCAGAGCTAACTGGCGATCCTACTGATAATGCTGCTTTATCAGTACTTTTAGGACCACCTATTCAAGCTTTAGGAGTAGATCTTCAATCAATTACTGATACAGTAAATGGAGTTCCTTTATCTGGAATGAGCTTTACACCTGAAGCTGATAGTTTATATGTATTTGAATTGTTTATTAGACCTAATGGTAATGCAAGTGGTGGAGGTGTATTTGCAATGACAGGTCCAGCAGGAGGTACATTTTATGCTAAACTCCAAATTGGTACAGGTGCTGCAACTACTGATAACAGATTATTTGCTCTAGATACTTATAGTTCTACAACTTTTGCACCTGGAAATTCAGATAATTATTGGGTACATATAAATGGAATGTTTAAAACTTCAAGTACTGTAGGAGCATTTGTTCCTTTAGTTAAAGGAATAGGTACAGGTATAGAGATAGAAAGACTTGGTACATATTGGATAATTAGAAAAATACTTTAATATATGTTAATAGCTAGTCCACAAGGTAAGAAACCAGAGCCAAGGGTATTGGATGCTTATATTATGTTTGGTCAGTCTAACATGGAAGGTGGAGATAATACTGGTACAATACCTGCTGAGTATCAAGGATCTATTAATACTTGTTACGCTCCTATAAATAGAGCTAATGTTACTAACTTAAATAACTATGAATTAAATTACCTAAGATTTGGTATTAATCAAAATTGGAATACACCAGTACGTACTACTTATTGTGGACCTGAGCTAGCCTTTGCTAAAGATTATACTACTGCTACAGGTAAGAATATAGTATTAATAAAGTTTTCTAGTGGAGGTAGTGCAATGGTTGATAATGGAAGTCCTACTCCAAGTGGATTATGGCAATGGGATGCAAATCCTGCTAATTTACCTTCTGGTGTTAGTTACTTTCAAGTATTAAGAGATTTATATATAATTGCTTCAATTAATAGATTCAGAGCTAGAGGTATAGAACTAAATTTTAAGGCAATTATACAAGATCAAGGAGAAACAGATATGTTAGATTCTACTAGAGCTAACAACTATCAAACAGTATGTACTGCATTTTATAACAAGCTTATAGAAGGTGTAACTCCATATAGTGATAGCTTTGCTGATATTAAAGTAGTAATAATACATACAGGAGGTCCACTTTATACTAATATTGCTAATAGAACATATTACAGCCAAGTAAGAACAGCACAACAAAATGTAGTAACTACTTTTAACGGATTACTAGTATCTAAGGACGCTCTTGCTCCAGGAACAGATGGAGTACATGAAGATAGAGCAGTTCAATGTGCAAAAGGAAGCTTGCTATCAACTGCATTAGTAAGTGCTGGAATTTAATGAATAAATTATGACACTTGATCCTAAAAGTAAACAGAGACTATTCGAACTACTAGATGGTATTCTATCTCAGGATACCTCTGGTTCGGTATTAAGTAAAGATGAAAGTAGTGTAACTGTATATAGTGCAAGTGGTACAGCTAATACTCCTGAAATTAAAACTACTTCAGATGCTGCTGAGGCTAATCCTAATAGAATATCTATTACTATATTCAATGAAGGAGATAATGATCTTTATGTGAGATATTCTTCTGAAGCAGCTTCAAGTACAGTATATCATAAAAGACTTGAACCAGGTGAAGGTATTGGTATAGATAATTATAAAGGAGCTGTAACTTGTGATGGAACTAGTATGAATTATGTAGTATTTGAATTATCAGCCTAAATATGGGAATAACATTATTTAATAAACCTGTAAGAATTGTTAACGCTTATCAAGCTACTAATATATTTTATAGAGCCTTACCATCTGATTATAAACGTGTAGCTAGTTTTCAATTTATAAAGAGGAATAGTAAGCTAAGAGCTGTTAGATTTGTATATCTTAATCTAGATAATAGTACTAATAGTACATTCAAAGTCTTCAGTTCTAAAGGGGAGAAATTATTAGATGAAACAGTGTTACCTATGCACGAATATAACAATAGTGAAACACTTGTAGAGAAGGCTTATATAGCAGAAAGAAATGCAATACCTTATGATTTTGTATTAACTAGTGTACCTGCTTCTAATTGTGATATAGAAGTATGGGTTAAAAGTCCAATAAACATTACGTTTAAGAATATTATATTAATAGCTTAGTAGAATGGCAGCTCCACAAATAGGTAGTACTATATCAAATCAAATCCTTAGATTTAATAAGGATTTTTCTTTGATTATAACTGAAAATAGATTTACTGATGTTGATAATGATATTGTATCAGTAACAGCTACATATTCAGATGGATCTGCTCTACCTTCTTGGTGGAATTTTGTAGCAGGATATAGAGATGGTGGAGGTGTATGGCATAATGCTAGTTTTACAGTTCCAAGAACTACTGGAGTTGTAGGAGTATATAGTATTAGAATTACTGCTACAGATTCTGGAGGACTTACTGCTTCTCAAACAAAGACGTTTACATTATATGAGAATACTGTTCCTGTATTAGTAGCTCTCCTTGTAGATCAAATATTCTATTTTGGTGTAGGTGCGCCTAGTTCACAGCCTTACCAATTTGGAGCAGGTGATTTTTCAGATGATCCAGATAATGACTTTCCCACTAATGCTTATAGTGCATTTGCAAGGGTAGATGATAATGATGTAGATCTTCCAACTGGAATTACTTTTAGTCCAGGTGCTAGGAAGTTTACAGGACAAGCTAATGAACTAGAAGGAAGTGCAGGAGTTCATACTATTAGAGTATATGCTACAGATGGTCTTGCAACAATATTTGATGAATTTACTATTACTGTAGAACAATATAATCAACAAGTAATAACTAACTATAATCCTTTACCTGTAACTGCTTATACAAATCAAGAATTTACATATCCAATACCATCTGATATGTTTACTGATCCAGATGCAGATGGAGGTAGTTTAGTTTATAGTGCTACATTAGAAGATGACTCCCCTCTACCTAGTTGGATTGCAATGTTGAGTGGTACATTAGTTGGAACTCCTGATAGTGGAGATGAAGGAACTATAAATATTAAGATAACAGCTACTGATACGGGTGGAAAATTTTCTAGTGCTATATTAACTATTACAGTTCAAGCTTATGCAGTACCTAGTGTAACAGGAGGAATACCTGATATTACAGTCATACCGGGACGTAGAAAAAGATATATAATTCCTAGACAAGGAATGTTTACTAGTTCTGGTGGAGAAGAATTAAGCTATGCAGTAATAACAACTTTACCTTCTTATATTGCTTTTGATACCAACAAGAGAAGATTTATAATAAGTCCTTCTAATGCTAATACAGGTGAAGTAACTGTTGTAACTGTTAGGGTAAGTGATTCATTAGGTTATGTAGATAATTCATTTACTATAACTATAGGCCCGATTCCTACTAAGATAGTAACTAATGATAATCCAATTGACAATATATATCTACAGATAGATGAATCATTAAATTACACCTTTGCATCTGATACATTTAGTATTACTGGGGGAGGCACTATTACTTATGAAGCTGTAGCTGTTACTCCAATAGGAATAGAAGTTCCTCTTAGTTATATGCATCCTTGGATTAATTTTAATCCTACAACAAGGACATTTACTGGTGATTATGATCCAGAGGATTTCCGATCAATGAAAACTAAGAGTTATCAAATATTTGTTAAGGCTACTGGAGATGATGGAAGTGAAGCTTATGCAGGATTTGTAATTACATTAGGATCTACTGAAAATGTAGGACAACCAATGGGTAAGACTAGTGCTGATTGTAGATATGTGTTTAGATGGGAAGCTGGAGGTAAGGTAAGATTATATGATAATGGTGTTGCTTCAGGTTATGTAAATAACGTTGATAGTGGAGACTTAGCTATTAATTTTGAACAAGCTTCAATTACTACAATAGGAACAGGAGCTACTACTGTTATGTTAGATTTACAACCTGGAGATACAATTGGACTTAAAACAGATGAGGGTGTAATAGCAGGTAAAATTTCACTTAAAGGTGTTCAAGGTCTTCCTGGTGCACCTATATATCTTACAAATGTAGATGGACCAGTTACTTTATATAAAGCAGGAACAAATACAGGATTTTGTTTAAAACCTCAGAATAATAATCACTTAGTTATTTTTGGTCAAGGAACATATGAAAATCCTTGTGGATTGAGTATAGGAAGTGGAACAGGTGCTTCTTCAGCTATTCAATATAATAATGGTAATTATGATGGAATTGAAATAGCTTATGTATATGTAAATACAGCTAGTTTCGCAGGTATATCTATTAAGAATCAACTTGATGATGGGTATTATAGGCATACTCATGATATGAGATATGTTTGTGTACATCACTGTTTAGTTACAGCTACTGATGGAGAAGCAATTTATTGTGGTTATGGATTTTATCATAATGGTAAACCACTTGGACCTAACTCTACTACTGTATATCCTCATGATATTAGACACATACATATACATGATAATGAATGCTATACTAATGGATGGGATGCATTTCAGCTTAAAAATAACGTTTCTGATAGTTTAGTTGAAAGAAACTTCTCTTACAAAAGTTCTAGAGATAGAAGAAATGGACAAAATGAAGGAGCTAATTTAGCAGAGGGTTTTTCAGGTGAGTTTAGATATAATGTAATAATTGAGGGTGGACAACAATGCATCTGGTTTGGACCTTCTGGTAACTGTAGCGTACATCATAATATTTTCTTTAGTTTCAATAACAGGGCTATTTTTGGAGCTTTGAGAGGCCGTACAGATGATCCTGCATTGTCTAATATTCCGGGATCTTCTCAATATGCTAGGGTTTTTAATAACTCATTCTTATATGTAGCTGATCCAAATATTGCTGATGTTCTAGTTGATTTAAATTGTCCATTAGATCATGTAGATTTAAGAAACAATCTATTTGTAGTTAGACCTGGAGGACCAACTAGTATAAACGTAGCTTCAAAAGTTTCTAAAACTATTGAACCTAATGTTGTACTAGGATCAATGGATTTAGCTATGTTTAGAGATCCAGTTAATTGGGACTATACTCCATTAGAAGGATCTCCAGCAGAAGGCGCAGGAGTTGATTTATCAGCTTATGGAATTACTAAAGATTATTATGGTAATACTATTGATTGGAATGATGTAGATGCAGGAGCTTTACAGGTAGGTGGTACTCCATTAGCTTATCGATTTGAGAGACTTGCAGCGTTAAATTTAGCTCCAAATACTCCACTTGCTCCATCTGGATTGAGTGCAAATGTTATATCAGATTCAAGAGTTGATTTAACTTGGACTATTAATTCTACTGATGAAGAGAATATTGTAGTTGAATATAAAACTAATGCTAGTAGTTCATGGACGGTTCATGCTACATTAGAAGCTGGTATTACAGGTAGAAGTATTACAGGATTAATTGCTAATACTCTTTATAATTTCAGAGTTAAGGCTACTAACTTGGCAGGTAGTTCTAGTTATACTACAACTAATGCTACTACTGGAACAGCTCCTCTTGTTATTCCAACTGCTCCAAGTAATTTAACACTAATAACAAAGTCTGATACAAGTCTTACTATTAGTTGGATATTAAATTCTACTAACGAAGCTGAAGTAATAATAGAGAGATATATAGGAGGAGTTTGGACTGAGTTTAAAGTAGTAACAGCCGGAACATTCCAAGATACACTAATTAATTTAACTGCTTCTACAATTTATGTATTAAGAATAATAGCTACTAATAGTGTTGGTGATTCTTTACCTAGTAATGAACTTACTGTCACAACAGATACAGAAGCTTCACCATTAGGTATAATGTATGCTTATACTGAAGCTCAAGAAACTGTTACGGGTTTTGCAAGAACATTAAATGCAATACCATCCAGTATAAGAACTAGAGAAACCTTTAGAGTTATTGAGGATAATACATTAGAAGAATTTCCTGATGATGCAGTATTTCCAGGAAAAGAAGGTGATTTTAGGATGTCTGATGATGGAACTCAGTTAGCAGTATGTATGAAAAATAATTACTGGGTACGTATACCTCTTATAGGAGGATCAGTTTCATTTGCTAATGTACTAGGATCACCAACGTTAAATGTTGAGCTTACTACATATATAGAAAATCAGATAAATAATGCATTAGCAGAATCTAAAAAGTTCGTAAGATATATAGCAGGTGAGACAATTAGCACAAATACTACATCTACTCAAACACTATATACAAAAACTGTGCCTGCAAATACCATAAAGGTTGGAAGTATTATTAGATTTGCTCCTTATTTTAGCTGGTCAGCTCCTGATAGTTCTTTAGCTGGATCTGTAGTTAGAGTTAAACTTGGAGGAGTAACACTTTTAGAGTTTACTGTAGCTGCTGCAACTACTAATGATAGTTATTATAGAGAACAGACCGTATATGTTAAAGCCTTAACAGGTGCAAATAATAACTTCTACAGAATTATAAGTGGTACTAGTGACCAAGGAGGAGCTTTAACTACTGAACCTGCTACTGGTACTATAGATCATACAATAGCGAATAACATAACTGTAGAATTAACTCTAACAGACGGAACAGAGGAATTTATTATGCATGGAATGGAATTCACAATATTAATAGAAACAGAATAAAAAAATAAGCCTAGTAGATACTCTCTACTAGGCTTTTATTCTTAATCATTTTCACTATCTTCTTCCCATTCTTCAACTGGCTCCCATTCTCCATTTGTAAACATCTCTTTACCTTCATGAGTATCTACAATATCAACAATTCCATCCTTACATTGCTCAATCATATCATCTGATAAATTATCATGTTGATAATAATCTCCAAATTCTGTTCTAACTAGGTATCTCTTTAGTGGCATACTATTCTTTGTTTAGTTTTTCTAATTCAGTTACTTCAAATAATTCTTTACTTAATTGACCCATTAATCCATGCTTTCTAGCTAACTCTCTATAAGCCTTTATTAACTTATTTTTAGTTTCAATTGATGCCTGTGCATGAGTTAAATGTCTCTTATATTCAATATGTTTTTCTTTAGCTTCAGCAAGCTGTCTCTTTAGATCCTGATTTTCTTTATTCTCTAAGGATTTTTTAACTTTCCATTTAAGCTCATAGTTTTCTTTCTTCAACTCATCATTTTCTAGATGAGCATTAAAAGCAGGATGTTTTTCAATAGCAGTAACTAATAGATATAGACAATCTCTAAAGCCTTCTACTTTCTCAGCAGACCACTTATGTTTATTTATCTCAAAAATCCTACGAATTGTCTTATATATTCCTATCATAATATTACTTTTTCATTCCTGTATCAAGATCAGCCTTTATAAAGGGATAGCTCTCATAGTTATCTAATGTAAACCAATCTGGTTCTAAAGCTTCTAATAGAGCAGGAACATTATCAGGGGTATCCATTATATTGAAATAAAACTGAGGATTTATAGCTAATTTAGGTTTATTATATTTATTATAATCTCTACTCAAAAGTAAATCAACCTGTTCTCTATGATTATCATAGATATGACTATCTCCAAAAGAATGTATAAATTCTCCTGGAATCATATTACACATTTCAGCTACAATATGTATTAACAAACAATAAGAAGATATATTGTAAGGTACACCTAAGAACATATCAGCAGATCTCTGATAAAGTTTACAATCCAAATAATATTTAGGATAGCCTTTTTCATCAAAGTATTTATGCCATTCTTCTGTTGATCTAGAAGATGCATCAACAACAGTATGAATTTCTTTATCAAAGAACATTCCTCTTTGACGTACAGTAAGCTCTCTTGTATAAAATTGAAACAATGCATGACACCAATACAAAGCTAGATTTTCATCATTAGCTGGATCTACAGCAGTAACTATATGTCTCCTACTATTGGGACTAGATTTAAGTTTAGTAATAAGTTTAGATATTTGATCTACTCCGTAATTATTGTCAAATGTATTTGTAATTCCAAAATTTCTCCATACTTTACCATATTGAAATCCACAATCTCCTAGTCTATAGCCTATTCCAAACTTTTCTGATTCAGGATATTCCAGCTCTCCTTCCATAATCATGTAAACAAAAGTCTTAAAATCCATAGGAGGTAAGTCTTTAGATTGACAAAGTTTAACATAATAATTATAAGCATCTTCATTCCATATATGAAGATCATTATCTATTAAGTATTTAATATTAGTATCCCCCTTTAGAAACCATAGGAGTTCGACTACAATGTTCCTAAAATTAACTTTCTTAGTAGTTAGTATAGGAAATCCTTCTGTTAAATTATATCTATCTTGATAACCAAATACTGATAGAGTTCCATTAGATTGTCCTCTTTCAGGTGGTTTCTTTGTACCGTTAGCTAATATATATTTTAAATGTTCGTGGTATTGTCTCATTAGTTTCCGTTATTTTTCTGAATTAGTAATACTTCAAAGTATGTCTTTTGAGCTAGTGCAGATTCTATAATTAAACTATACCGATCTGACTTCTCTTTAAACTCTTCAAAGGTTATGTGTTTATCTTGATAAGCAGTTAGTATAGTAAGGCTTTCATCTTTCTTATCCTCAATATACTCCGACTGCTCTTTTATTCTTTTCTGAATAAATTCTTTTGTTATATTCATCTTCATTTTGTTTCTTTTCTATTAACTTCCATGATTCATGCTTATCATAAAAAGATGCATGGAATGTATGTGTTTCACCTTTCTTAACATTTGTCCAACAATGACAATCATAAGCTTTAGAAAAACTATACACCCATTGCTCTTTATTATTAAAGTATCTCCTGATATACTTTCTTATCATAGAAACTACAGTGTAACATGCTGTCATACTAAAATTTTTCCATGTTGCTATCTCTATATCATGAAAATAATTTATTATAAAAGTAATAGCCACTGAAATTATATATCCAGTTATTACATCTGTAATAGTTTCTTTGATACTTTGTGCTTTCGTTTGCATTATATTACTTTAATTTCTTTAAGTATTTCTTTTATCTTATTAACTAAATCTTCTAGAGTTCCATCATTATCTACATCATACTCTAGATCTTTACAATCATCAAGAGCAGTTTCTGAATAATGAGTTAACTTTTTATAAAATTCAATATCATATTCTTTAAGCTTCTGCAAAAATACATATTCTGTCAACTCCTTCTCATTAGACATTAATGTATTCCAAAGCTCAGGGAATCTATGCTTGATAGGTCTATTGATTCTTATTCTTGTAGCTTTTCTTATTCCACAAGCAGTATTTTCATTAGGAAATCTAAGATCAGTTATAAGCCACTTTGGATATATTCCAGAGGTGGTAAAGTGATTCACATTTTTCTCTCTACCTCTGTATTTATTCCAATACTCAGAAGAATTAGTAGATAATTCTAGGTTTAAAATTCTGCTATTTCCAACTTCTCCTTCCCAAAATTCTCCTTTAACAATAGTATTTGAAGTAGCCTTATAATCAGAAAACAAAGCATTGATATGAACATTAGGATGTATTACATCTCTCATAGCTTCTGTACCTAATAATTGAAGTAATTTACGCACAGTAAGCCTTTCTTCTAAAAGCTCTATTTTACCATCTATAGCTCGAAAAATTTTATAATCTGGTTCAGCTTGTTCTTTAGAAGCATAAACAACATTATGTCTTTCACCATTTATAGATATATACCATCTACTCCATTCTTCTGGTAAAAAACTATTCTTAATTTCTTCCTTTTCTAGATCTTCTACCGGAATACCAGTTAATATAGAAATTATCTGTTTAAGTTTACCAGCAAATCTTTTAACTTCCCATTCTTCTTGATAACCTATATTTGAAATATATTGTTCAAAAGTTTCGTGATCTCTGACTAATTCTCCATGATAGGAGGCTGTAAGATATTGTACTATCCTTGCAGCAGTATCCTTACCACTGTGAATTTTACCACTAAAAGCTATTATCATTTTACTTTATCTTGATATTTTTTAATTATAGGAGCTAATTGAGCTGGAGAATAATATATCGATTTAAGAATCTTTTTATCTGATTTTCTAATTACTAAATAAGATTCCAAGTGTAATTCAATATCACAAGGTATACCTTCCTTAAGGTAATGATCTTGAGTCGATTTAGCTAATTCTTCAGTTGCATGAACTTTTGTCATATTAGACCTATGAACTTCTTTAAATCCTTCTGGATAGGCTCCACTAAGTCCAAATTCACTAAAAGCTCCATTAAGGACATATTTAAGATCTAATAATGCATCAAAAATTTCTACTATGTCTCCTTTTTCAATAGCAGTTTCAAATTCCTTTAGTTCTTCTTTAAGAAGATTAACTCTTAAATTACACCTTTCTTGAGAAGGTATTGTGGGTATTATTAGTACTGGTTGTTTGAAGGTTTTCATAAACTCTTCTACTAATTCAATAGATCTATCCATTTTTCTTGTTATGTTTAATTGTACGTTATCATTAGTTTCAAAAATATGAGCATTTTCACATATAAATATACTTTCTCCTGTACCTACAAATTTTCCTGGAATTATAAAGAGTTCATCATTTATAAATTTCTTTGTCCATATATAGTATTCATATATAGTAGATATTTCTTGATATATCTGAGTTCTTGCTTTCCTTGTTATTATAAGTTCCTTGGTAGGCTTATACTTCTCTTTCCATTCTTCAAATGTCATATCTTTAGCTATTAGCTGTAAAGGGGAATACAAATTATGAAATTCCCCTATAACAGTCAAGGTTTTATCTTACTTGTTTGTTCCTATTTTTCATTAATTTTTTAATCTCTTCAAGTTTAAGAGATTTTTCTTCCTCCTCGGGCTGTTCTTCTTCAGTATTATTTAACTCTTCTAGTTTAGCATTTAACTCCTTAAGTTTATTATCTTTTGGAAATTTGCATCCTCTTATATAGTTTAATAAGTCTTTTCCATCTAGAATTTCTGGCTCAATTTTATGATATTCTACATTTAATAGAAATTGTAAATGTCTTACAATTTCTGCACATTGTATAGCTCTTTTAACTAATATAGAATAATCAAAGGTTGGTTCACCTATTCTTACTTCTAGTGTTTTCCAATCATTAAATTTATACCAAGAACCTCGAACAGCATATGTCATATCTAGAGCAGTTTTCCATTCTGTTAGTTTTTCAATAATAAAGGGATTAACTTCGTCTATAAATTTACCAGAAACTTTACTCCAAAGATGGGTCATGTCTGTATGATAATGTACAGAACTGCCCATATCAATATCAGAATTTAGTTTTAGCTGAATAGATATATTGTATAGACATATAAGACCTTTTATACCCGGAGGTATTCTATATCTTTGTTCATTAGAATCAGTATCCACTGCCATTATATAAGGAATATTAGTGAAATTAGATTCTAAAAATCCCTCTTTCTTATAACATTCAAATTCCATTCCTACACTATATGGCAAATAACTATTTATTTGTCTAATGACATTTTTATCTTTTATTTTTAATAGTGCAAGAGGAGATCGATATATGATCTCCTCTAATAACTCCTTATTAATCTGCATTTTTATCTATATCTTTCTCTTCCGAAACTGCTTGTGAAACCTTGAGAGACTTTAGGCTCTTCTACTTTTTTAGATTCCTCTACTGCCTTAACTACATCACCTAGATCTACTTTCTTTTCATCTTTAGATTCTACATTTTCGGTAGTTGGAGCATTCTCAGATTGAGGTTCTTCAGGAGTAGGAGAAATAATTTTCTCTACGGTTTCAACTATATTATTAATAATTCTCTTCTTAGTCTTTTCTGACTTAGCATTTTCTTTAATCTCCTTCTTAACTAACTTCTTCTTACCTTTAAGTTTAGCCTTTTCTTTTTCTTTAGCTTCTTTAGCTTTTACAGCTTCAGGAGTCATAGATTTAACTATAGCAGAAAGAGTCTTTTCTGATCCGCTTTTATTATAGGCAGCTACTTTCTTTAAAATCATCTCTCCTTCTTCCATAGATACTTTTCTAGCAAATCTTTCAGATCCGTTAGTCACTATCATGTTCGCTCCTATCTTCTTCGCTACTAGTTGCTTGAACTTCGACTTGGTCGTTGGTTGTTTCTGTGCTACTTTCTTCGCAGGTTGATTCTTCTTGTTGTTCTGGGTTCCCATTTTCTTCTTGTTTAGGTTTTAAATAAAAAATGTTATTTAATCTTATTTTCTTTAGTTTTAAATATTCTATAACTTCATCTCTTAGAAAATCTCTTCTACTAGGAAAAGCTAAATCTAATGCTCTTATTAACTTTGGTATTTCAACATCATCAAATTTTAAATCTTCTACTAATTTAGCTACTTCAGGAATAAAAGCATTATTCTCCTTGGCAATAGGTAAAACATAATCACTATCATATTTTCTATGTTTAGCTATAAATTCTTTTGCGTATCTTACTTTATCCTCTTTATCCTTGAAAGACTTTATAAAATCTGAATAAGTAGTATAATTATAGAAAGATAATGACTTATGAAGTAAATGAGCAGTAGCTATCTTTTTAAATACTTTAGTTTTAAAGAATTTAGAACAATGAATAGCTTTAGGATTTTCATCAAATATCTTTTCAACAGATTTTGATACTTGTATTACTATTATAGCTTTTCTTCTTCCTTTATGAAAAGAAGCTTTACATTTAGCAATATCTGCCACTTTTTGTAGAAGATCTTTATCTTCTCTGAATCCATATATAGTAATACCAGTCCTATTCATTAGATCAGTCTCAGGAACTTCATCTCCTTCATTTCCCCATAGATAATGTCTTATAAACACTTTCTTAGCTGCTTTCCTTAAATAAGCATTAGTATTAGTATATATACTTTTTCTATATTCAGCTATCCACTCATCTGTAGGTTTGACGCTAGAGTAATGAATATTACGAGTTTGTATTATACTATTCATTATCTTGCTATAATTAGACATTACTCTTGCTTTGCCTAATTGTTTAGTAGATAATCCTAGTATTTTATACTTATCATTATAATCTATATTCTTCCTTTTAATTATATACGTCTTACCTAAAGTTTCCCATATATAAATAGCTGCATATTTAGATACATGTTCTCCATGTTCTAGGATTACACACTTTCGTTCTATATAATCATCAAGAAAATCTTCTTTTGACTCTCTAAACTTACCATCATATATGTAACCAAGTATTCCCCATTCAAAGAATAGATTCTTAGGAGTTTTCTTAGCTCCTATGTTCACTATAGGGGAGAATCTATATTTGCTTTCCTGTATAAATTTATCTATAAACAGTACATGCTTTGATTCTTCATCAAATATGATTCTTGGTCTAGTATTTCTTAATTTTAAGAACTCTGTTATATCACTAATTTCTGGATTCTGAGAATCGTATTTTTCTATTATTTCCTTAATAGCCAAATCTATTCTTTCAGCGATTAGTTTCTTAGATGCATCAGTGTATCTAATTTCTTCTCTAGATGGAGTTACAGGTAATTCACCTATTTCAAATTTAATACCTATAGGAAGTTTGTTATTATATACTTTAACTTCATTAAAGTTTATAGGGTATGTAACTTTTCCTATACATATATGCATAAGTTTTTCCTGGAATATATCAGATCTAAACTTAAAGTATTGACCTTCATATATTGTATACTCATTATTAATATTCCATCCTTCAAAGTAAACATCGTCGAAATATAATAGTTGACTTTTTAACTCCTTTTCAAATAAATGACATTCATCGTCATAAGGATAATTCCTTGTATTCTTAATAGGTATCCTAATGATTGTACCATTTCTTTCAAGAGTTTCTTCTTCAGATAGTGTTTCTAAAGTAGGTGTATTTTCCCCCTTATGGAAAATATACTGATATTCAATAGCTTCATATCTAGTAGTAATATAAAACATATCACTATATGATAAAGGAGTTTTACTACCTAGTCCAAATCCACCTATTTGTTCGTTGCTTTCTCTCTTTGTAGATGAAAAGTAATTCATATAAATACTTTCCATTCTTTCAGGAGAAAGACCTACACCAAAATCTTCAAATTCAATATAATATTGTTTATCTTCTTTATCCCATACTTTTCTTATTATTACAGGATCATCAACCTTAGCTTCTTTATGGCTATCAAAGCAGTTAGATGTTATCTCCCTAACAATAGACCCTATAGGATTAGAGTATAGTTGTTTTGATAGAATATCGAAAACAAATGGTAAACTGTTTTCAGCTATACCAGCTTTCTTACTATCAGCAAGTTCTCCTACACTCTTAACTTCTAAGTGCTTTGGATTTTCTATTTTCATTTCTTTTCCATTAATGTAAATCTTAATTGACCTCCTTCAACTTTCTCTACAAACTCTTCGGCAAATCTAACAAAAGATAAAGAGTTAAAACCATCAGTATATATAACCGCAGTTTTACCTGATTTCTCATGTATAACAAATCCATTTACAAAGTATGTTCCACCTTTATAATGTTTATAGTATCTACATGCTTTAATATTATGAGTATTAATTTCTACTTTTGGTTTTTCTTCTTGATTTGTCATATTACTACCAGTTTATTTTAGAACTATATGTTTTCTTTATATGTTCGTCTATTAATTTGAAGTGATCATTACCTACAAATACACCTGTACCTCTTAATTGAGAAGCAGGATGAACGCCTTCTAATACTAAATGATAACCTTTATCGATATATCTATCGTATTGTTTAGCTTTAGATCCCCATAATACAAATACTAAAGGAAAGGTATGCTTGTTTAATCTTCTTATTACTTCTATAGTAAATTGTTCCCATCCTTTTCCTTCATGCGCACCTGCATTTCCTTCTTCAACTGTTAATATAGTATTAAGAAGTAATACACCTTGACTTGCCCAATCACTAAGATCAGCTAATCTTAGCTTATTAAAGTCCTTATGAGTTCTAGCTATCTCTTCAAATATTACTTGTAATGATTTTGGAGTTCCTTTACCACCTGATGAAAAGGCTAAACCATCAGCAGCCCCGTTATGGTAGGGATCTTGTCCAAGTATTATTACTTTTACATCTTTATATGGAGTACTTTTGAAAGCTCTAAACACATTAGGAGATGAAGGATAGACCTTTGCGAGTTTTCTTCTTTGAGAGAGGAAAGAGATCAAACTCAGCATATAAGGTCTATCAAACAAATCTCCTATTTGTCGGTACCAATCTTCTCCAATAAGTCCTGTTACTTGAGCTTTCTTCTTCTCTAGTTTGGCAGGATCATCAAATAGATTAAGTGTACTCATTTTATATTAAATAATCTTGACCAGAACCCTCTTGATTTTAATTTATTTATTTCTTTCTTAAATTCTTCTTGCCTTTGAAGTAATTTAGAAATTTCTATTTCCTTAACTTTAACTTTTTCTTCAATTAATAATGATTTGTATTCTGGTATATTTTCAAGATTTTTACTAACTATAGCAACTCTACCATCATATCTATTCTCTCTTAAAATAATAAGAGGTTTATCTGAATTAGCAATCTTTTCTATTTCTTTTTGAATAGTAGCTTGATCTTCTCTTAATTCCTGAATTTTAGCTTGTAGTCTCTCATAATCTGAGACTTGTATCGTAACTGTACCTTTAACAGACTCCATGTTTGTATAATCCATTATAATATTGTTTTTTGTGATAATGATACTACTAGTTTAGTAGGTCTACTAAATGCTACATATTTTAACTTATTTCTTTCTTCTGCTATAGGATTTAAATCTATAACATTTTCAGTAACAAATACAGTATTATAAGTAGATCCTTGAGATTTATGTACAGTTATAGCATAACCATAATCAAAATCCTTCTTAACTATTAGCTTTTTGTATTTATCTCTTAAATCTTCAACAAGAAGATTTCTTTCTTTAAAATGATAATATTCTCTCCATGCTCCACCTTTAACTCTTTTAGCATAGGCTAGCTTATCATTAAATTCAGCTAAAAATCTAACATAATTATCTAGTTGAGGTTTAACTATAAATATTTCTTCATTTACATTAAATCCATCTAGATCTTGTAATGCTACTCTATAACCTTCAATATGATATTCATTTGTAGCTTCTCTAACCCCCTTTACTATGAACTCGGTAGAATTTTCAATCAGAGGTTGACCATAACTACCAGTTACACTATTGTAAGATAATAATAAGTCTCCTATTTCTAATACTCTCTTACCTTCTTCAGTAAAGATAGCATTTCTTATTATCTTATTCCAAGCTTTAACTTGTTCATTAGTCCAGCTTAGTAATTTAGCATAGTCCTTATCTTCTCTATATTCACCACTTGTAAATACATCAATAACTCTTGCTTTAAAAGGATCTAAATCTTTATGAAATTCAATACCCTCTCCCTTATCATTTACTTGAGTTTTATGCTCAAATCTATCAATTGAAGAAGAAATATCATTTCTTATAGCATCATAGAATAACATTAGAGGATTACCGTCAGCTTGTCTCTCAACTTTAGTTAATTGATAAGTTCTATTGATTTTCTCACTTACAAAGACTTGAGATATATCTTCTTTAACAGGTGGTAACTGTGCAGGATCACCCATAAATAATATCTTAGTTTTATAATTAGCAGCTTCTTGTATTAACAATGTAAATAGATCTGTGTTTAACATTGAAGCTTCATCTATAAGAATTAAATCATAGTCTCCTATTGCTGGTTCTCTTAATGAATCAAATTGAGGTTTATTTATATTAAAATTATCTAAATCAGTGTTAGGCTGAAGTCCTAACAAAGATTGAATTGTATTAGCAGGTCTACCTACACTTCTAGCTATTACCTTCTTAGCCTTATGAGTAGGAGCAGAAACTCCTACTCCAAACCTTAAATGCTTAACAGCTTCTTTTGCAATAGTAGTTTTACCTGTACCTGCAAATCCAGCTAATGTGTAAAATAGTTCACTCTTGCTTAACAGCCAATCTTTTATATCTTTTAAGGCTCCTACTTGTTGTTCATTTAAAATGATTTTCTTACCATTTGATAATGTAACTTCAGCCTCATTTATAACTTCTTCTTGCTTTACTAGTGTATTCTCTATTTCATTTTTAGGTTCATCCATTGGTATTAATTTCAAAATTCTATCAAACTCTACCACCATTTCTTCGGGTAATTGTCTATGATATTTCCTTATCATCTTAACTCCCATCATAGCCTGGAGTTCACTTATTCTTTCTAGATTAGCTAAATTATGTCCAAAATCCGTATCCTGTCTATTAAATCCACTTCCATCTAGTTGTGCTGCTCCATCACATTTACCTGCTACTATTTTAATACCTGAATGAACTAATTGAATATCTTCATTGGTTAAACTCATATTCAAAAATTAATTCTGCTATTTCTAACAATGTTTGAGATTTATGTATTAGAAATATAGATTCTAATGATTTATATTTATTATCTTCTGCAATTATAGTTATGATTTGTCTAGTTGTATAGTCTGATAAATCTATAACCTTTTGACGATCTCCTTCCTTAAATTCAAAGCTAGAGAAACTAAGTTCTCTAGCTAATCTTTTATTTGATATTGGAATCCAACTCATATTATTTAATAACTAAACTGTATGAATCTTTTAACATAGCTCCTTGAACTTCCTTACCTTGATCTAAGTCTTCTCTTATAAGAGTTTTAGAAGGTTCCTGCTCAGTAACAATATTTTCATGAGTTTCTGTTTCCTTTCTTACAAGCTCTAATAATGCATTAAGTCTTTTAGTAGAAATCTTCTTAACAGTTAAACTACAATACTTATATTTATCATCTACAAGTGCAGCATTATATATCTCTGTAGATGTAGATCTTCTAGTAGATAATCTTAGAGTTCCAAATTCAAGTCTTTTAACAGGCTTCTTTCCAGCCTCTTTATCTTTAGGGGAGAGCTTATCTTCCTTACCAAAGATCAATAGAGCTTGTAATAGATTTTCCTCTAACTTCTCTATATTTTTTAACTTTGTATTCTTAAAATTTTGAATTCTTGCAATTTCTCTATCAGCCATTTCCACATTAGTTTTAAGCATATTAATTATATAATGATAATTAGTACACTTTCTTTCTAATTCATTAGCATTTATTTTTAATGCTTCTTCTAATTCTGGTGTTAATTCACCACCATTCTCTTCTAATTCTGATATTAATGTTAAATACTCTTCTGCAATGTTATATAAACTATTCATCTTTCTTTTTAAGTTGTTTAAGTTGGTCAATTAATTTATTTTTTTCCTTCTCTATTTGATTTTCCAATAGAGGTTTCATCTTTTTAAGTTTATATCTGATCTTAGCCATCTCATTTCTTCTTTCTCTTTCATCGGGCATATAGATATAAAGTCTATCATCTTTCTTCTTTCTCTTAACTCTAGTTCTAGGTCTATTCTTTATATCAGAAGTTAACCATTTATATCCATGAGTTTTTATAGTAGGAATCATATATCATATCCTTCAAATGAATTTCTTATTTGTTTAATTAAGGAATCCTTATTTTCTTGAGGATAAAAGAAAGCATATTGTATATAACTTATTAGTTCATTAGATGTAAGAGAAAATATAGCAGATAATTCTCCTTTTTCTTTATGTAAAAGTAAAAGCCTTTTCTCTTGTATTCTATAAAATACAATACTTTTATCTTTATCATCAGAAAATTCTCTAAATACATAATTCTTATTCTCTTCTTCCAAGGAATTTATTATATCTAGAACCTGGTCTAAATCTTCTACTATTTCTATCATAAACCTAGTATAGAACTTACTATTTTTAAATTACTTTCAAACTCTTCTCTTGATATTTCAGTAATTACATTTTTTAATATACCTTGTTGAACTCTAGCAAACTCTTCAGCAGAAGGTAGATATATTGCCAAACTTATATCATGAACCGCAATATTAGATTTCTTATATGTAACTGCTAGATTTGCATATTCTCCTAATCTATAGTAGATATTACCTACTTTATAAAATTTATTAATCATAATCTCGTATTACAGTTACATGTCCATGAAATGGGGTTCCATATTCGGTATACTCAAAGAATTTTACAGTAGCCTTCTTACCAATTAAGTCATCTATATTATCATATAACTCTTGTTTCTCCTGAATAGTTCCAGTAGCTACTGGGTCAAATTCTACTCCATCTTGAGTTCTGCATTTAAATATTAAATCTTGTACTCCTCTACTTCCAACTCTATATCCTATTATTTCGAACTCTTCTTCCTTCCAAGATTTAACTTTAAGTAAATCTTTAGATCTAGATCCAAAAGCATATCTACCTTCATAATTTCTAAGCATCATTCCTTCATATCCATTTTTTATATGAGATATTTGAGTTGGTATAATTTCTTCTTCAGAATTTATTATAGTAGTTCTTATATTATTAATAGAATTAGGCTTCAAATGAGTTAATACTTCCTGAGTAAACATCAAAATCATTTGATTTCTATCCCACTGCTTAACATTCTCAATAGCTAAATCATAAATATAATATCCTAATTTGGGTGTATTTTCATTTGGTTTTTTAACAGCAGCTACTATTTGATTAAGAGGCATGTTATGAGAATATATTTCTCCATCAAATACTATACTACTATCCAACTTCTCAAACATCCTTAATAGATCCTTCTGTATATGGTCTACTTTATACTCCTTACCATCTCTACTGAGAAGTTTAACTTTGGTTGTAACAAATAAACCATCATTTTCTTCTTCAAGAAAGGCTAAACATCTAACACCATTAAGTTTAGGTTGTTCTAAACAAGGAAATCTTAGCTTATGTTTACAATCTTCATATTTTTGAGCTAGCATAGGTTTAATATTACCTGATGAATCAGTGTTATAAGTAGGTAACAGTAAATCAATCGCATTAGTAAATTCACTGATTTTATTATCTTTTTCTTCTTGCCAGTACTTAATACCTTTTTCATCGTAACCTAAATCTTGTAAACTTTTATAACCTTCATCTTTTTTCTTTTTCCATCTACTTTCAGCTTGTGATACCCCTTGTTGGAATCTATCTCTTCTCTGCTTACCTTCAAGCACTTGCTCAACATAAGTCTGCTTTTTACCTCCAAGCTGTCCTTGATGTATTAATATATTAACATATCCATCTATGTTATCAGTAGCATCTTCTACTTCTATAATCCATTCTTGGATTTTACCTGTTTTAGCTCTTTTATATAGAGCAGGGAATTGTTTCATTCAAAATTTCTTTAAGTTCTGCTATATTATAATCCACTTCTTTAAATCTATTTATATCAAATTGCACTTCTCCATAATCTCCATCAGGCCAACTCATTATTGGATTAATTAACTCCTCCAATCTAATAAACACATTACCATCATATCTTACACCTATATCTCTTACTGTATATATTCCTTTATATTTAGGCACCTTGATAAATGGAAATTTATTATGTAGAGGAAATTGATTATTTATACATTCAACTATTGATCCTACTTTCATAACAATTTTTACTTTAATAATTTAAATAATATTTTTCCCTCTTTGTCTGTAGTGTACCTTTTCTCTATACTAGCTTTCCATATTTGACTATCATTAGCTATAATTCCTAACTTTTCTAAACAATCGGTAATAGTCTTAGCTGTATTATCATAATCTGGCTTAACTCTCATAGGAGAATTATTTATAAGTCTTTTTTTAGGAGTACTCTTAGGAAATGGAAATAAAGCTATAACTTCTATTATACCATAATCATCAGGAGTTATTTTATGTTTTTTCATTTCATACATCATAACATCTTGATAAGCTTTATATTTTTCTGGCATATAAGCTCCAAATTTCCCTAGTCTTGGTCTTGGAGATGTTTGCGGGGTTATATCAAGAACATACCAATCACTGTACCAGTTGGATTCGTTAAATTCTATTGTTTTCTGTATCATATATCAATTTACATAGAATTCAGGAAAATCAAAAGCTCCTAGAATCAAAAATCTCAGAGTACTGTACAGATTGATTTCAACCGTTGAATTCTAAAGGCTTTACTTTTCTTCTATATCTTTAGCTTCAAATACTTCCATCTTCTTAATTCTAAGTTTACCGGAAGATATATAAAAATATGAATCCAATGTATATGCAAATCTTAATAAGAGTATTATATCTTTTAGCTTATCTTCACTTATACCAATCTCCTCAGCTTCTATTCTTATTTTAGGCGTTATAGTAAATTTAGTATCCTCTCCAAATAACAACACCATAGATTGTATTTGAGTATTACTTATTATTAAATCATTTTGTCTAATTTTAATCCTATTAAAGGCTGGATCATATTTTTTCATATTAAAACGGTATAATTTCTTGTTTAATTATTTGTTGTATTTGTAATGTCATTTTTGTATGATTAATTATACTAATCATATCTTGATAACCATATGCCTTGAGGTTATCTGTAAAATCTTTCTTCTCGTAATTATATCTTACTTTAGCTCCTAGAAATTCACAAGCTTCAGATCTAGTAAAAAATAAGGGAGTAATACCATGATCTTTCTTAAGAGTATATGCACCTCTCAACCCTGCTCTATCCCAATCATATAATGAATAAATAGTATTAAATCTTCTCTTTAAATCATTAATAAGTTCTATATCTATTATATTAGTTTCTGCTTGAGGCGCAATTGCATATATATCAAATATTCTTAATGCAAGTACGTCTTTATATGATTTAGTTATTATAACTTCCTCTCCCCTATCAGGTAAAAGGTTTAGACCTTGTACATATGAAGAATTATTCCAAAAACGCGTTTGTCCCTTCTCTCTTAAGGGGAAGTACAATTTTATAGTCTTATCTGGAAATATATAAGCATAACAAGGATCATTCTCTGTATAAATATATGATGGTAATTCTCTATCATCTATCCATACTACTTTAACAGGTTTAACATTAAATAGATTAAGTATTTCACTTGTTATATAGAAACTTTTCCAATATTCAGCATCTAATAAATTCCATTTCCTGAATCTAACTGTAAACCTAGTTCTTTGTTTCTCCTTAATTGTTTCATTAGCTATATTATCTAGATTTACAATAACTCTATTACTCCATCCATATAATCCAAAATCTTTTGCTATGGTTTCTAATGCTACAGGGAAATTACATCTTTCCATATACATTACTATGCCAAAACAATCTTCATCCAAAGGCATAGCAGGATCTCTGAACCTTATCTTACCATTCTTAACATAAAAATAGCAATCGGGTTTTTTATCTGTTCTACCTGGATTAGTATATCTTTTACCCTCTTCGGGAGTATATCCTAGATAATATTGAAATATTTGTGATTGAGAAACTTTATTGAGGATAGTTTCTTTTGTTAGTCTTACCGTGTTTCCGTAAGCCATATAAGATAAAAGCCTGCTAGAAATTCTAACAGGCTTTTTATTTTTAGTTTGTTAAACTTAGAATACTACATCACCATCTCCACTGCCCATTGCTGGTGCAGCTCCTGCTGGTGCTGAGTTACTAGACTTTTTGATAGTCTCTTCATATTGAGCAATACTTTTCTTATCTTGTTCAGATAATGTAAGTTCGTCTTTAGAGTCAGATCTTTTAATCCATCCTCCACCAATCCATCCACCTTGATAGATATTAGGTGCGCCTACATTAGCTTTACCTTGATATACACTACCAACTAGTTTAATATCAAGATCAATTTTCTCAAATCCTTCAGGAAGAAGTGCTATAGCTTCAGTCGTAAAATCATCCCAAGAATTGATTTTATCTCCGTTTAATTCAACTTCTTTATTAGAAATTTTACTAGCTATATAAACTACTTTATCAGAAGCATCTTTTTGAGCTTTTGCTACTTTAGTTTCATCATCTCCCCCCTCTGGATTAAAGATTCTGTAAACATATTGATCTCCTTTTTTGTTCTTAAAGATATAATCTAGTACGTCATATCCTGCATCTGCTCCTTTTTTAGGCTCAGTTATATGTTTCTTAACTTCTACAAGATTTACTTTCTTATGTACACCATGACCTAGTGATGCACCTTCTCTTATGTCACTGGATTTACTTCCGTATCCCATTGTTATATTTTTGTTTAGATTTTAAATTTGAAATAGGTGAATGTAAAAATAGGGATATAGACCTCTCTATATCCCTATGTATTTAAGTGTTAATTGTTTGAATTAGAAGTTATCTTCTTTTTCAGTTTTTGTTGCAGGAGCAGCATCAGTAGTTTCATCTTCATCTTCTTCAGTAGAAGATTCTAGAACTGCTTCTTTGAAAGTTACAGGGAAGAATTTCTCTCCACCTTCTTCTCTAGGAGTAGTAGAAACATCAAATCTGATTTGAAGTCCACCTTTTACTTTAGTATCAAGAGATACTTTTTCAGTAGTAGCTTTCCCGTCTTGCATAATAGCAGCACCATTAGCAAGAGCAAGAAGCTCAGACTTAAAGCCTTGGCTAGTAAAGGTTTTGTTACCACCAATTACTGCACCTTCTTCTGATTTGTAAAGAACCAAAGTACCATCGGTATCGTCTGTACCATAGTTAACTTTATCTCCTTTTTTCAAATCCATAGCCTTCATAGAAGCCTCTGTTAACTTGATACCACTAGCAAGAATTCTAACTAAAGATTTTTGCTCGATTGCATACTGCTTTTTGTTTGTTGCTTTAATAATAGCCATAATTAAATTGTTTTTGTTGTTTAAATTGTTTAAAAATATAACATCAGTGAGTTGACTTATGTTCTTTTGATAGAGTAAAATTAATACTTCCGAACATCATTTCCAAATTATTAATTATTTTTTAAGAGGATTTCCTTGTTCATCTAGATCTATTGTAATACCTGTCATGTCGGCAACTTCTGAAATTTCTAACATACCAAGTAATGCATCAGGAGCTACCCTTCTACCACCTATTGCTAAACATCTATTCCACATCATAATTCTCGGCATTTTCACCCAATTTGATTTCTCAACCAAATTCTGAGCTTGTGCTTCACTCCATCTAAAGTCAACTACTTCTTCTATAACTCTATCTTCCCATCTTCTAAAGAATTTTATTGATGTAACAATGTCTACTCTACGTGGTCTACCCCCTTCTTCTTTAGTAGCTTTAACAGGTTTACCGTTAGCATCCTTCTTATTAGGATTATATAGAACTAGATCTCCTGTTAAAGAGTCTATTTCATATTCAGGCTCATAATTCCTAATAGTTTGATAAGCTACTCCTACTCTTCTAAGCAAAGCACCTATGGCATGAACTGATAGAGCTGGTCTACCCTCAATAACGTGTATGTTATTAAGAGATGCAACTGCACCTAAACCTAGCTCTCTACCTTGTTGCATAGCTACAATAACCTTTTCAGGCGATGTGAATGCGTCAGGTAATAATCTACTTCTAAGTAATACTTCTGCAAATCCTAGCATATCTCCTACATTGTGGAAATTGTCAAGCTTTGCAAGCTCTACTTTCTGTTTAAAATCGTCAGTTTTAGCTTTTGATTCTTCAACTACTTCAGCTTCTTGTACTACTTTTCTTTCATTAGAAGTCTCATTTGCTTCTATTTTAAGATCCTCTTGTTTCTTAGGTTGATCTTTTTCTTCTGTCATATTGAACTGTCTTTAAACTTTTTATCCTCTATTGCTTTTAATAAATTTTGGTAATGATCTTCAGATACTAATTTAGTAGCAGGTGGCAACTCTCTAAACACACCTACTTCTCCTATATATCCTAAGCCTACACTAATATCAGGAGTACCGTCCCGGTTCTTAAGTATAGATAATCCTCTGAATCTGTCTCCTAATGCACTTACATTATAACCTCCATATTTAGGTATACTATACCTGTTAGGACTGAATATACCCATAATAGTATTAGCATCCTGTTGAGGATTACCTGTATCTTTAAAGTCACTTAGTTGAGGTTTCACCATCTCTAATTTAAATCTATCAGTAGATGATATTGACCTGTTAAACTGACTTATAACTACAGGTATTGCGCTAAACTTATTCCTATACAATACGAGATATTCAGAGAGCTTATCTATATTCTCCTTAGTAGTGAAGCCTTGCTCCTTCTTTGATAATGCAATGTGATCTACAATAACAATGTTATACCTATTCTTGTTTCTAGGTAAATATCTAAATCTATAATCATCTACCTTGTGGATAGTTCCACACTTCATGAAATAAGATTTAAGATGTTTACTTATTCCTGTTGGATTAGTAGGAATATCATGAATATCTAATACAGTTTCTAGTCTTTCAAAATAATCTCTTGTTTCTTTTACTTTTTCATATATTTCAGTTGCTATTCTATTTTTACCTCTACTTAATACATAATTAACGTCAACAATTATATTATATTTATAGTATAATCTTCTACATACTCCTTTAATTATTTTAATAATCTTTTCAATCTCAAAGGAGTAATATACAAGGGAGAGTTCCAATTTTAGTCTGTCTATTTCCCCCTTAATCTTCTCTGCTTCTAATTCAACTCTATTTTCTTGATCTTTATTTAGTTTTATTCCAAAAAGTCCATTAGTATTTATAACATATTGCTTAGGATCATATAGATAATCATAAGGATTATACATGAACATATCATCTGTAAGGCTAGTCTTCCCACTACCAGTTTCACCACCTAATAAATAATAAGTAGCTTGCTGAGTATTTGGAATATATTCCATCAGACGAGTAAATCCATGAGGTAGTCCTACGTTTTCACCTCTAAGACCATCTTCAATTCTATTTAAACCTTCATCAAATAAAGACATTTTTGTTTCCTGTATCTTCTAATTCTTCAAATGCTTCCCACATTTCATCATAAATGAAGTTTCTTATAGGGAAGTTAATAACCTTCTGATCTATAGCTAATTTAGTTTTTCTTAGAATCCAGTCATGTTTATCTCTTGAATTACCAATTTTCTTTGAATATAACTCTATTAGTTCTTCTTTACCATAATATTTACCATTCATTTCTCCACCTTTTTTAGCTACTACTTTCTGTCCATTAATTTCTAGAAAGTGGGGATATAGCTTCCATAGTTCTTCTCCTGCTTGCCATGAATCAATAAATATTTTACTAGAAAAAGTAGGTGTAACCATAAGGTCAACTATTTCAAAATTACTTCTACTAACTCCTCTTGTAAATGGATCTTCTAAATAACCTTTATCAATTAATGGTTGTAGTTCTTCTTCAACATCAAAACCATGTAAATTGATAGATTCACCTTTATCATTCTTTGTTACTTTACTTATAACATTTTCCTTATATCTGTATAAATTGTTCCAATCCTTACTATATATTAAATATAATACATAGAATTGATTAGGAGTTATACCATACTTCACATATATATTTGTCAGCTTCTCTGCATTATACATTAACTACCTCTCGTTTTACAAAGTTATAATCTTTTACTATTTCTCCTTTTGATTCATGAATTTCTCTTAACATCTCTAAAGTGGATTCCATTGCCTTAAATAAATTATCCTCTCTAATCTTATGTCCATGTGCATTAATAATGCAATTAATTGGAATTGATATTCTTAGAAAATTTTGTTCTAATTTAATTATATCTGCTATTGTATAAAAAGAATTAGATTCTTGTTTAAGACACTCCAAAGCTGATTCTACCTGTGATTTATCACATTCTTCCATTATATTCCAACCATGAGATCTATTATAAAAATCTCTACCCCTACTCCAAGTCTCATTATTATTTAACATATTACCTATAAAACATGCACAACTTTGTAGCGGATTTAATTCATTCTTGTAATAGGCAGAAACTATCTTCTGATATTGTTCTTCAAATGTAGGTGTTTTCATATATGTAATTGACCATTTTCTATTTTTCTAAATCTATCACTCATAAAAGGATAAGGTTTACCTCCTAACATTGGATATTCTACTCCTTCTATAGGTTCTAATATTAATATAGGCTCAGTTAAAGCACTATATACATGTCTAATTGGATGAAATTTTCTAGCTTTAATAAACTTTGTAGCATCTTCAGAGAGAAGATTACTATCTATACATTCTACTAAATCTCCTTTTCTATAGAGAGCATTAGTAAGCATATTATCTTTTGATGGTCTAAGCTTTGCCATTATTTAGTTCTCCAAATTCTTACTCCTATTATATCTTTTTCTATAACGCTTCTACAAATTATTTTATATCCTAACCCTTTAGAAGCAGTTCTTAATCTACTCAACATACTGCTTAATTCAGTAAAATGTCCTTCTAAGAAGAATGAATCTTTAACTTCCATAGTAGCAATAATCTTTCTATATTCATTTTCTATTAGAATTTTATCTCTATTGTTCTTCTTTAATGAATTTAAATTAGATCTAGGTATATTCTTTTCAATTACTATCTTTTCAGGACTAATTAATTTTTGCTTTTTCCTCTTTACCTTCTTCTTATTAGTATGTTTTACTTCGCTTTTATTAATCATATTTCAATCTGATCTATTCTACTAATATTTCTTATTCTGAAGCTGTTCTTTTGTCTATGTTTAAGTTTATATTCATCTTTAGTATTCTTAAAGTAAATATTAACTATTATAGCCTCTTTCCAAACAACTTGCCCATCAACTGTTATTTCTTCCTTTCTAGTTATTCTACCTCTTCTTTGATCGTGAACACCTGAATCTTCTGTAGCAGCATAGACTATAGCAGCTCTAAGTCCAGCTACATCTAAACCCAGATCAGCCTTTTTAGCAGTATTCATTACTTGATATTTATCTTTATCAAAATCATCAAGCACCATTTTCTGTCTAGTCTTACCTCCTACTTTCTTAGGTTTGATAATACCTTTCTTATTAGGTAACATCATTACCTCAGTAGGTATAGAACTATGATAACTAACTGCTATGGGTTTAAGCTTATCTGTTATTACATCTGCTGTATTAATAGTTAATCCAAATGTAACAGTTTTCATTTTAAGGTAATGTACGGCCTCAATAACAGCATCTATCTTAGTAGGCGAATCATTTAATATTTTAGATCTTCTATCAAATAATTCCTTACCAACATTAGCTTTTGAAGTTACATATTCTACGAGGCTTTTATCAACTAGTTGTTTACCTTCTATTATTACTTCAGGATCATATATACGTATAAAGTTATTAGCTCCATAAGCACTACAACAACTAATCATTAATTGATAATCAGTATTAAAGAATGGAAAGTGTTTATCTATTCTTTCATTAAGCTCATTATATTCTTTTCTTTCTTCTTCTGATAGTTCAATTCCCCAATTATATTCAGTAAAGTCAGCTACCCATCCATTTCTTCTAGCTTCCTCTAATGTTACTATATCTATAACTGGACAAAATCTATCAATTATTTCTTGCTTTCCATCTAGTCTTTCATAAGTAGCTGTAAGACCAAGTATAAATTTATATTCAATGTACTCAAATATTAAACTAAACTGATCTGCTGCAAACTTATGAATTTCATCTATTACAAGAAAGTGACACTTTATCTTTGTATCTTTAGGTATGATTCCATGTTTAATTTGATATAGAAGCCATTGTATTGTTATAACTTTATGATTATCTTTATCTAATCTATCTTCCCATTGATCCTTGAGGGGAGAGGTAGGAACACATACAATATAATCTATATCTCCATGTACTTCTTTTATTTTATTAACAATCTTCTTAGCTTCAGTAGTTTTACCAAAACCTGTACAATGATTAAAAGTACCACGACCATTAGACTTTCTGTAAAGACTTATAGCTAGATCTTGTCTTTCATCTCTTGTCATGCTCTAAGCATTATAAATGCAAATGCTAAAATTGATATTACTCCTAATATCATTTGAGCTAAGTTTTCTCCAATTTCTATTTCCATAATTATTTAATTTCATTAAATGCATCCTTTAGCCATTCAATATCATCATCTTCTAAGTTTCTTACTATAAAAGCTCCTTGATGATCCTCATGAGCTAGAGATAATCCATGATTTCTATATATCTTTATTAAATCCTTAATAAAGGATTCCTTCTTCTCTTCTAAGATTTCCTTAGTACTTAGTTCGGGAATTTGTTCTTCTAATTCTTCAAATTCCTCATCAAAATCATCTTCTAGATATTCATCATCTATATTCATACTATTTTTCTTTTGGTTGATACTTTTTTAGTTTTGAAGTGTCACATACATGTGCTTTCCAATCTTCCATTTGTAAAGCAGATTCAACTGCTCTAAACTCTTGTCCACACTCTTCACAATATGCTTTTGTTGTATTAGCTATGCTAACTTTTAAATGTTTTCCGACTCCTTGAGAAGGCATGATTCTTCTCAAATATCCATCATTACATACTATTCTAGGCATCTCTTCTTTTAGGTTAAGATACAAAGGTACGTAATTTTTCAGTTTTCCACAACCACTATAGTTATATGACTAAAACAATAATGTTTAAATCTACATCTACTGCCAACTTTATATATCTCTTTAATCCAGATTCTATCATATTCATTAGTAATACAATCTTTATAGGATCTAGCTAAAGATCCTCCATTATTTGCACAATTCTTACTAATATCCTCTGCTAGAGATAACATATTTTCTATTTTTAATTCTTGGATTTCTTTTCTTTATAATTGACTGATAATATTCTTTCTTTCCTTTAGAATCATATACAACAGATATTCCACCTATAGGATCATATCCAAGTGTATAAAATTCTTTAATAAAGGCTTTCATATTTTTATATGTATCAGCATTTAATATGTCATAATCTATCACCTGTTTTTCTATTAAGTTGTATCTGTTCTATCTCTATAATAGTTTCTTTATCTATTAAAGATAAAATATTTTTTTCTAATTTTCTATCAGACATAAGATTTTCTAGATCAGGATCTATTAATTCTACTACATCTAATTTTTTATCTTTTAAAGATTTATAAATTAAATTTGCAATAGTAGTTTTACCCGTAGCTGTTTCACCTACAATTAATATTTTAAGTTTATTCTTAGTCATAATTTAGATTTATAGTAAATTCTCTTTTATCCATTTTAATCCTCCAGTCATCCACTTATTCTCTTTCCTAATTAATATCTTATTAGCTTTAGGAAAGAAATCAATAACTCCAAATTCTGTATCATCAATAGTATATTTTCCAGAATTTGCATCTCCATATACTTCATATTTAGATTTGATTTGTTCTAAATACTTATCTTCAAACCTTTCATTTCTCTCTTCTCTTAAAACCTTTTTACCTATTCCTAGAGCTTTAAGATCATTTTCTTCTTGTTGTGATTCTAATTTTAATTTATCTGATTTCTTCATTTTATTTATGCCATGTATCCATAACATGATAACTTGCTCCCATAGATACACCTTCTGCAAGATATCTAGATGCTGTATCAGTTAATATACGATGGACTTCTTTATCAAATGTTCCTTCTAACTCTTCTTTGAACTCATATACAAGTTCATCATGAACCTGCATTATTAAATGTGCATCTAAATTATTTGGTCTGATATATTCATTAGCAATTCTCACAATAGCTTCTTTAACAATCCATGCATTAGTTGATTGAATAGGTGCATTTTTAGCTTCTCTTTCAACATCTCCTTTCTCTGTATTAGATAAAGGAATTCTATTCTTTTTAGCATCTAGTACATTCTGGAACCATCTTCTAGCTTTAGTTCTCTCGGATAATATTACATACCCTTCATTAACAGCTTGTGCTGCTACTCCATCTAGATAGGCAAATGTAACTGGAAGCTCAGCTCTAAGAGTTTTGAGAACTACAGTTGCCCAAGATGTATTTATTCCTAATACTTCAGATATTCTCTTAGCAGTAGCACCATATATAAGACCATATACAACGTTCTTAAATGCATCTCTTAACCATCCAAATTCTATATATTTAGCATCAGGTTTATCACTATCTTTTTTCTTAGAAATAGTAAGCTGTTCTCCTTCCATAAAGTTTTCAAGTATTACCTTAGCTCTTTCAAAAGTAATCTTTTCATCGTCTTTATGTCCAGATAACAAATCTTGTACTTGCTTAATATGATGTTCTTTAATACCTTCTTTTCTGGCAAGTATTGTCTTTCTAATATCAAGAAGTATATTATTATAAGCTGCAATAGCAAGATAACTATGTATATCTTTAGATTGTAATTCTAATAGTTTTGGATCTTTTGCTAGTGATCCTAATATAATTAACTCAGCAGAAGATAAATCTATTGTTAATATTTTATATCCAGGAGTTGCATAGAAACAATCTCTATAATCATTATCAGCAGGTATCTGTTGTGAATTAAACATACCATGCTCCATATTACCAGATCTAAATCTACCTGTTGCACTTCCTGCTTGAGTATATATAGTATGTATTCTACCAGATACAGGACTTACTATATCTATATGTCCCTGACCAAATGCGCTTATCTTCTGAGTAACATCGCTATATTCAATTAAAAGCTCAACGAGCCTATACATCTTACTCTTAGGATAATCTATAAGATATTGCTTAAGATACTCCACACCTATACTTTCCTTCTTCTCTTTACCTATTGGTAGTGGTTGTCCTAGCTTCCTAAATATATCCTTAACTTGTGTAGGGGAACCCCAATTAACATTAGCTTTATTCTTAACTTTAATTATCTTTTCATTCCCAAATATATCTGGTTGGATAGCATTATGTAAATCATTACGTTTACGTGAAAATCTACCTCCCTTTATTACCTTAAAAGCATCAATAGGCTTCATTTCATCTATTGCTTTTATTGACGTGTTCTCCCCTTCAGATAACAAGGTTAACTGTTCATCAAGTTTAAGTTCTATCTCATACTTCTTTTTCTTATTCTTAATTATATTTTCTCTCCACTTAGGTATATTAAAGTTGATACCTCTCAACTCAGCATCCCCTAATATAGGCATTAAAGGAAACTCAATATTATCTAATAAGAATCCTAAACCTAATTTATCTATAATTAGTTCCTTTTGTATCTTTCTTATTCCAAGTAGATACTGTATATCATCAGCAGCGTATTCTATATGTCTATCATGAAATACAAAGCTCTTTGTACCATTGATAAATTCATTTCTTAATGACTTATCAAATCTAGCTTTTGTATTTAGTCTCCTCTCTATTATAGCATCTAAACTATTCTTCCTAGTAGTACCCATACCACTAGTCTGTTCAGTTACCATAACATCTATCATGTTTCTAAATTCAATTCCTGCTGTCTTTAGAATTTCATAATCATATTTAAGGTTAGCTCCTATTATTGTCTTAGATTGAAACTCCTTTAACCAATCTATTTCTACAGATGTTCTATCTATAACATAACATGTCTCTGTATTTCCTACCTGTAATAATAGATGTACTGCATGAAGAGGAAACAGGCTACTATTTTCAGTGTCCAAACAAATAATGTCCAACTTCCTGAGAAATTCTTTACATTCCTCTAATTCTACCCTTGGATAACTTACTTGGTGATTCTCCCGGCCCGTTATAAACTTAATTTCCATTATTATATTTTAAATATGTATTAGCACTTTATTAAGAATTTAACACATTCCTTACCTTTTAATGAAAGTTTTTATTCTATTTCTTTGCAAGCTGTAAAAAATGTTCTAAATTTGTTTAAGTAATCAGAAACAATTTCGGAACTCATAAGTTAACAATATATGGAAACAACTCTAACAAAACCTGCAATCAAAGCTAACAGCAATAAGGATATTACTGTGAAGCAGTCTAAAATGAAGCAGATAAAAAATGCTATCTTTCTTTCTAAGAAAGGCTTCTACATCTTTTAACTCTTTTCCAACTAGCTATCTATGTAAGAAAGTAACTGATAGCATTGATCTATCAGTTACTCTTACATATTCTTAATCTTGTTCTACTCTTGATACCTTGAATCCATGATCTGCAAGTATAGGAGTAACAAAACCTACAAGTGTATCTGTTGTACTCTGTATAAGTGCTTGCCTCATAAACCTACTAAAAAATTCCGGATTTTCCAATAGTACATAATTCATTAGATCAGAATATACCATTTCTAATGCATTACTTTTAACTAGTGTATCTATACCTTTATCTACCTTCTCAGATAAGAATTCAGTATACTCTTTTGCATCTTCTATTTCAGGCTGATTTTCCAATTTTGCAGAAGTTCTAAATTTAGCAATTTCTACGAGTAGGATTCTATTCCTAACTCTAGTTCTCTCAATTACTTTATCTAAATCTTCAGCTCTTTCTTCGGAAACAAATTTCTTCTTTTTTGTAAGGCCAAAAATAAGTTTTATATTCTCTACAAATTGTCTTTGTCTTTTATGTACTTGATTGATTTTTTCTCCATGAGAAAGACCAATCATAGGCTTAGATTTCTTGCCTGTTGTATCAAAAGTAAGCTCATTAGCTTTGAATCGCATTTCTCCTCTAGCTATAGAGAAGTTTTTAACTTTTTCGGTTATCATATTTGTATCCTTTTAAAGTGTGAAATTTTAAATAACCCTCTAAGCCGTTAAGCCTAGAGGGGTGAACTGATTGATTAGTATTTAGAATACTATCTTTTTACTTTCAAAATTAGCTAGATCTGCTTCACTATCTCTAGCAATAGAGAAATTAGTAGGTGCAGGAGTACGTAGCTCATGTCCTTTAGCTCTGAAAGTAGCCTTAACAATAGATTCCCAATTTGGACTGGAAGTATCTCCAAGAACAATAGTAGTATAAGCATTTACTATTTTATCCTCTTCTCCCTCCTTATTAGAAGGAATAGCATAAGGAGTTACCATACGAGTTACAATATCTCCAAGGAATGCATCTCCTACTTTAGCATCGTAACCAAATTCCATCTTATTGTCAAGATATGATTTCTCATATACATTAATAGATGTTTCCCTTGGTTTAACAGCAGCTTGGATAACACCACCAAAACCATCTGGAACTGCTTCTACACTTGGGGTAGAAAAGGAAATAGTTTTGTAATTCCTGTGTTCTTGTTTTGCACCATTGTCTTGTTTTACTTCACTTACTTTGGTTACTCTAATTACTTTTTTCATTTTGTTAAAAATTTAAATTGTTAAACATTAATTGATTTACTTTTTGAAGATTCTATTTATCCAGCCAGAATCTCCTTTAGGCTGCACTTTCTTTTTAGGTATATCTATACCTTTATTTTTATAATATTGTTTTACATCATCTTTTATTAAAGATAGAAATGTAGTATAAGCATTCTCTGTGTGTAGATCAAAGTGATCTCTTATATCTAGTTCTTCATTAGCCAACTTTACCTTAAATTCTATATTCAAAAAAGGGATCACCCTTACGAAGGAGATCCCTTTTTTATTATCTGTCTTAAGCATATATTAATTTTACCTTTTCATAACACTAGTCATTGAGATCCAAATTATTTAATCTTCCTAAAGAATCCCACGAACCTCCCATTACTGTTTTAAGTTCTACTGATTCTATAGGCTCTACTGGAAGTTGTTTAAACTCCCACTATTCAGAACCATCATATTCATGTCTCTCAAGCCACCAATCTTTACCAACAATTAGTAAATCAGTAGCGACTTCTTGACCTCCAAATCCACTATCATATTCCATATCAGAAATATCCTTAAAGTTTTCCCATGTAGTTTTAATCTTAGTATTTCCAACCCATAGTACATCTTCTTCTGATTTATTATTACTTTTTAATATCCTTATTGTTTCCTCTAGTAGATTTTTCATAATAGTTATTTAAAATATTTGATATTCATTGTATTCACTTACATGAGTATATCCTTCCTCATAATACTTCTTCAATCTTCTTTCTCCTCTTTTACCTTCTAGTATTGAATTAGTAATGAGTATTCTTATCACATAAGATCCATATACTATACTAATCATTAGTAGAGACATAAATAAACCCATAAATAGATTCTTATCTATAACTCTTGTTGTACCTAAAGCTACGGTAGTAAATATACATAGAAGTAATATAGCTACTCCAATTGTAAGATTTTTTGTCTTTTTCATAGTTTTATAATTTTGTGAAAATATATTACTTTATGTTGTAAAATGCAATAACTATAAGTTACTTAAGAAGTAAAATAATGCCCAAGATATAGATACCCACATAATTCCTGTAAACAGTAATTTTTTGTATCTTATTCTATCTGACATTATTTCCAAGATACCATGTAAAGTAAACAGTAATGCTATAAATAGCACTACTGTTTTACATATGAGAAGGAGTATCATTAGAACAATTCAGTCATTACTTCATTAGCTCTTTCTAATCTTCCTTTAAGGATTTTTAGTTTTTCCTGAGCCTTAACTACATTAAGAAGAATGAAAGGTTTTGCCTTCATTATTCCATTAATTTCTTGTTCAAGAGTAATAATATCAAGTTCAAGACCCGCTATTTCTTTTTCAGCATCAGCTTTAGCTATCTTATTATCAAATTCTCTTGTTTCTTTTTTAATTTGATCTTTATCTTGTGCTAGTCTTTCAATGTACTTCATGTTTTATTTTGTTTAAGTTAGTAAATTAGTAATAATTCTTCGTTTAATTCATTAGTTTTATCACATGGATCATATCCAAAGATATAATTGTGAATAGTCATGCTTTTACCAGATCCAGTAGAAGCAAAATGAACATTAGCTTGATAAGGAAAATAAGCTTCATCAAATCTAACCTTAAAAGTTGATAATCCTTTTCCTGGCATAGATTTATTATACCATTTTGCTTCATCTTCCATCTCCTGTATTAAATCATAATCCCAAGGAGATTTAGCTTTATGAGTATATTTTGATAACATTTTATATAATTCTTCACCGTACTCTTTCAGAACTCTTTTCTCTTGTTCGTAATACCAAGATTTACCAGAACATCTACCTGTGGTTATATAAGAATGATCCTGTATTTTTACATCTTTATATATACCTGGACTTAATCTCTCTATACTTTTCTGAATTTCTTCCATATTAAATAGAGAATTAACAGCTTGTATAGAATAATTAGATGCTATCATTGGACTATCTTTTGTAGAATGTTCCTCAGTAATTGTATCTACTCTTTGATCTCTTCTTTTAAGATACTCAGCTCTGGCTTCTCTTATCTCTTCTATACTGTAATAATTACCATATTTATTTTCTTTAATATGCCACAACATGTGTTCTCCCTCTTCATCTATTCCTTTATAATAAAGAAAATATTGTTCATTTTTGGAAGCGTCTCTAATTCCATTACATATTATATTACCATCTTTATCCTTTCCTAGAGAATCTATCTTTTTTCCTTTTTTAGTTTTAGGAAATGCTACTTTAGTATTAAAAGGAAATAATAAGACTCCTGACCTGTTTTGGATTCGAGATTTGCTTTTACTTCTAGGAATTGAACCAAATCTTTCTAAATATCTTATTCTAGCATCTATTACTTCTTCTCTATCAAAGAAATCCCCTCCTCCATTTTCTTCAAAAGATAGAAGATGAATCTTAATACCATGAAAATCAGTATCTTGTCCTCTATAATATAAGAAATCTTGTCCTTTGTTTTTAGCTCCTTTAATAGAAGTACAATCTTCATCAATATTCTTCCCTCTTTTAGTCAGAGGAATAGCTACCTTAGTACCTATTTCATATAAATCTTTTTCTTCATCTTTCATATTTTTCTTTTAATTAGTTTCCCTAATTTATGAGTAGAGTTAGATAACTCCTTAATCTTGGATTGAGTAATAAATATATTACATGGTTTATCAAGATTAATAGTTTCTTTTACTCTACCATTTAAATAGTAATCTATAACATATAGATTAGTTTTTGTAGAGTTCTTCGTCGTATTCATCTGTATCCACATTTATATTATAATCCTTAACCTGAAAAATTATTTTGTCTCCGTATTTATCAGTTATTTCTGCCTCTATTCTTTTAACCTTATTAGTAAGATTAACACTAGTAATAGTTAATATATATGCATACTTTCCGTATTCACAAGATAGTATTACTATTATTAATAATTCTGATGCAATTATAAAATAATGCATAATACCATTAATTTCATTCTGAAGATTAAAATGTCTAAGTACAGGATCAAAAAGTAGAGATGTTGTTAAAGTAACAACTAGCATTATGTTTAGGAATATAGTTATACTCCTTTTCTTTTTCTTTATATTTGTCATATTTGTTTAAGTTTAAATAGATAACCCAACGACTTGTTGTTAATCACCGAGAATAGTTATCTATTGTTTAAGCCTTCCAGATACGAATACCTTCAGACTTACCTTCTTTTACACTTTTAATTGTTACTTTAATTTCAGCTTTCTTAGCCTGTGCATATACAGCAGTTATTATAGAACTAGCTTCTTTGTGTTTTACAGGTATAAAAATTGATCCTGTACCCTTTAGTTTAGATAGTTTTTCTCTTAATTTAGCTGAGTTACTATCTTGAGGTTTTCTACAATAAGGAATAGGTATTCCTCTATCTATTGTAAGTGCATCAATGTCTAGGTCTTTAAGACCTTTAAAGTTTCTTGATTTTCGACACATAAAATTACATAGTTTATTTAAGTTGTAAAATAATTTTCTTAATTTTTTATTTTGTTATATCTTATATTGCTAATACAGATCTTCACTATAAAGATCCTCACTTGTTAGTATAGCATCATCATTATCCTCATGAAATTCAGGACGTAATAATTGATTAGCACTTTTAGCTATCTTCATAGCTTCTTTTCTATCAACAAATCTATCGAGATTAGTAAGAAAACCTTGACGATCTCTATCTATTCTATCTCCTAGTTTCTTCTTCACTATTCCTTCAATACCAAGAGTTGTGCCAATTGATTGAAGAGTAGCATAACAATTGTTATGTCTTCTTCCAGTAATTACAAATCCATGACTAATGTTCTTAGGTTGGTGAGGATATTTATTACCATCATTGAAATATATAGCAGAACATATAATATTCTTTCTTATCTACAATTTCACTATTTAGAATATCCACTACTTTCTTAGCTAATACTTCATGACCTTTCGTAAATGATACTGCAGCTACTTCTACTGTTCCATCATTAGTAAGAATTACTCTAGATTCTTTTCTTCCTAATCTATATTTTTGTTTATCTGTTTTCATAATCTATTGCATAAGTAAAAAATAAATAGCTTACTATTGTATTAACTTTATATTCATCAACACCTCTTACTACATACTCTACATAAGTATCTTCAAAGGTGTTGATGATTTCTATTAGTTCATTATACTCATTTATGTATAATCCCTCTTTCATTACATCTTTAGCTTCTTCTGAAAAGACATATCTTTTACTTCTTCTTCACCTAGTTTTCCACCTTTGATGAAATACTGATGAATAAGTGTATTGATTAATCTAGCTCCTAGCGTATTCATCTCATAATTTCTTTTAATATAGGCTTTAAGCTCGTATGTAACTTGCTCTCTATCTACACCTTCAAATAATTCAAGATATTTGCTTAAAAGTTCAGATTTATCTATAATAGCATACAATGAATCAAGAGTTAAAGGCATAGTATTATATACTAATCCCACTCTACCAAGAAATTCAGTCTTTAGACCTATTTCTCTTAGTCTATCAAGACTTATATTCTCTTCACCATTAAATGCACCAGCAAATATAAATAATACATTCTTAATTGGCACATTAATGTATTTACCATAATCACCGAATACACTAGCTGTATCTGACTCTAATACTTTAAGGAATTCATTCTGAACTCCTGTTGTACTTTCATGTGCAGCACTATCATTAGAATTACCAGATATAAATAGCTTATCAAATTCATCTACAAATACAATACATGGTTTAGAACCTAATTGTGATAATGGAGATAGAGCCTTAGATAAACTATTACCTGATGTACCTTCTTTAGTTAGCTGTGCAGCATTAATTTCTAAGAATCCTAATTCATTCTCTTGAGCTAGATTCTTAATGGTAAATGATTTACCACTACCTGATGGTCCAGTTAATATAAAATGTGGTCTAACAGTACATTTAGAAGCCTTAAATATTTCTAATATTTTATTAACTTCTTTAATTAGTACCTCTTGTCCAATTACTTTGTTATTGTTTTTCATATTGTGATAATTATATGTTAATGTTCTCTTTACACCATTTATCAAACTCTATAGGATCTTGCATCATTTCCGATAGTGTTTTGTTATCAGGAAATAAATGTATGACTCTATTTAAGGGATAATTACTAATAGATAATCCAAATAGAGATCCAACACTAACTGTTTTAAAGGTATAATCTCCTTTTGATACTATAAGTTCAATCCTTTTAGTTGGATCTACATATATACCAATAATTATATCTTGAACTGATTGTAGACTATTTGATAGTCTATTTATTGATGCTGACATATTGTGATATTTATATTGTGAAATTATTTAATTACCCATTCGGCTTCACCGCCTTTTACTTTTTGCCTTAATACTATTCTTTTATATTCTTCCTTAATACATTGTTCTAGAGTAGGATAATATCCATATACTATTATATTTCCATATTTAGCTCTTTGCATAGCTATAGGAGTTAGAGAATATATTATTCCCCATCCAGCATTACATCTCCATATTTCTCTTATTACTCCACCACTAATAGCAGCATGCTGTTCAATAGCTTTTACTAATCCATTAATAGTTTTAGGTGTTCTTACAGCCATACATTTACTTCCTTAATCTGTATTTCTACTTTCTTTCTAAATACCTTAGCTAGTTGATTAACAAGTCTATTGATAGTCTTACCTTCTTCTCCTATTAGGAGTTCAGGCCTACCTAAACTAACTCTTATAATCATATTAGTATTAGTATTTTTAATCACTCTTATATCTACTACTTCTAAATGTGTTGGTGTTATATCCTCAGATATAAGTAAATACATAATACTACGTATTTTACTATTAAGCTCGGACATTCTTTTGTAAGGGGGAGTTATAATCCAATTAATTACTTTTCTCAGTGTTTTCATCTTGTTTTAGTTTAATTAAATCTTCCATTGCAGCTTTAACTCTTTCATAAGGAGTGGCTTGTTGATATTTTGGAGAAGTTCCATCATTAATAGATGAAAGACTACACTTGTACGATCTAGCCATAGATCTATAATGTTCTGCCTTGAGACTATATACTGGATCTCTAGATACTTCATACCCTATTCTACCTAATATACAACATTTATCCGGATTATCAAATTCTCCTTCACACCAATGACGAGTACAATACTCATCTGGACTTGTCTCTTTAAGAAGTTCTAATACTAATTCAGGACTAGGATCTTCTGTTTTAAGTCTATTTCTAAGTTCTTCTGATATTGGTTTCATATGCTATACTATATTTGCTAATTGATCTTTACGTATTTCAGTAGCTATTTCCATAATTTTTAGTAAGGTATCCTTATCTAATTCCTCTATTCTCTTGAATATTAATTCTTCAACGAATTTATTATTAGGTCCCATTATAATTTCATTTTTACAATCTAATAGATAGTAATATAATGATGAGTTTTGTTCTTTTATATTCATATATCTTATTTAATTTAAAATACTAATAGTTGATTTATAGGACGCCACTACTATCAGGTTATTAGCTTACTTGTTATTACTGCCTAGCAGTCTTTCAAGCCAGAGCTGACTATATAAGTGTTCTTCCTTATATAGTATCAACTATTAGTATATTTTTAATAATTTATCCTGTCCATGTTCCAGCATGGAGTAATACCTACTAAGATAGTAAGAGCTTACCTTACCATTAACCGTTTGGACTATTACCTATATACATCAAACAACGCTACTGGAATAACTGTAACTTATCTTGCGGAATTTCTTCAAGTGTAGGACTCGCACCTACTATTGTTACCGTTTGACTTCAAGCAGGATAAAGATCTTATTCATCTAACCAATCACCTATTATAACCTTACTAAAAATAATAAATATTATGGTAAATGGTGCTAGAAATATTAGAATAAAATATCTTTTCAATTCACTCGTGTTTCTTATTTTAATGGCTACGAATAGCATACATAAGACATAAATCAAAAATATATAGATTATTAAGTTCATATAGTTATCTTATATTTTTATTATCCGTGTTAAATTGTGATCTGTGCAATTCTTAATTGCTTCTTCTTCATCATCTGTATATAGTATAATCTTATACCATTCTAGATTTATGTTCTCATTAGTGCAGGACCAGAATCTTAATCCTCTATCTGGTAGTGTTAGATGTTCTAATACTACATATTTCTTATTGTTTTCCATATTGTGATATTTAATAATTAGTCCATACAAGGTTAAGACCCTTGACCAACACTAGTATACTCATGCTGTCCTGCCTAATTGGATATGGACTAATATTTTACTTCATTCTATTCCATTCATCTAATTGGAATGATAATCTATCTCCTACCCTTGTATAGTCAGGTAGTTCTACCCAAACCCAATACTCCGCTACTAATCTTCTAGTAGCTTTATATTTCTTTACAACTACTTTTTTAAAGAATAGCCAATGTGTTTTTTCATATGCAACACTAATAGTAGTTGTACCATCAGAATTGATTTCTTTATTAATCATTTTCATGTTGTGATATTTATAAATTATTTGACATATAATAACCCTGAATTATCATATCTAATTCCTTATATACTGTCTCTCCAACATGGTCTTTTGGGTTAAAATTATACCATGCTTCTACAGCCTGTAGACATTTGTGTATTTCATCTCTTCCTAAATCTGGCTCTTTAATTCTTGCTATTATATTCTGTATTAATACCTCTAATGTTATATAATGAGGTCTTTTCCATACTTCGTATATAGCTCTAACATATAATAGAAGATTTCTTAAATCGTCCTTTGTGTTTTGAAGTTGATCCATTTATTTGTAGTTTATATTGTGATAAGTTTAAGATCTAATAAGGAGATAGTTATAGCTAGGATATATTACGACGTATAATATACATTTCTCAAAGTATGTTATACTTATGTCTACCTAACATCTATCTCCAAATAGATCTTGAGATTGTTAATAAATTAATGATCCAATACTACCAAGTACATGTATAGGATATACTACAAATGGTAGAGGATATGTTCTCCTATTTTTTAATATCTTAAAGCTTTTACAATCATATACTATTAACATATCAGGTTGATCTATAACATCAGTAGATTTTATATCCGATCTCTCTACTGATTCTAGAGTTACTCCAGGTGTTACTAGTCTACTATCATTTATATTTATAAGTGTTATCATAGTTGTACTATTATTTGTAAAGGGGAGAATTATTTACACATCTCTGCACATAGTAATAAGCAGAATACTTTAGCTTCTCTATTCTTATCTGCTTGTTCTTGTGATGTATAAAGATCTACATTCATAGATCCATATCTATGTGGCCAAAATAGTGCTAACTCTTCACTAAGTTGTGATAATGTATCTGTACTTAAATATGTTTTTCTACCATTATACACCCTATTTGCCCACACTAAGTATATAAATCTTTTTCTATACTTACTTATAGTTTGTTTTTTAGTCATAATTATTTATCTATTTTATATAACTTATAGAATGGATCATCTGCTCTTATACTTAATCTATATTCTCCATCTGTCCATATAATAGAATCATCTAAATCTAGCATTTTACACATGAGCATCCAATCAGTTAATTCTTTACCCATTATATTCTTAAATCTCTGTTCAAATACGTTTATTGAATCAGGATCTCTATTATCTTGTGGTAATATTAGTTTACATCTCATAGTTTAATCATCAAATGTTTCTATTTTATAGTTTATAGGTAATATGATTTGAGGTGTTGTTCCTGTATTAACCCAATACTTCTTACCTGATTGAGTCAGTTCTTGTAATAGCTTTCTATAAATAGGTTTAGATATATTATTTCTGTATACCTCTACAGTATAAACATCATCTTCTGATTCTACATATCCTGTTCTTGGATTTGTATATGTAAAATGATATTCAGAATCATCATCTATTCTTAGATTAGTTATTTCATATTCAAACCATTTAGTCTCTGGCTCTTTATATTTACAACCTGTAAGTATTAGTAATATAAATATTATCTTTTTCATATCATTCACACATTTCTATACATTTAGTTAATACTCTTATTCTAATATCCTTGTCCTCCATTGACCACCATACCATTCCATGATTTGCTGGTTTAAATGAATGTAACTCAGGAAATAAATCTTTGGTTACAGCTCCAAACGGAAATACTGGTAGATATTCTTTTTGTATTACTACTCCAATAGCATCACAGCAGAATCTATTTTGTCCTGTATTAATTAGATGTAAAGCCGATTTATATATTTCTTTCCTTTCTTCTTTAGATACTGTATATGATTCTGCCTCATATAATTCAATAATATCTTTATTATATACTAACTTATATCCGAACCTTTCATAAGATATTATTGTATCTAATCTTCTGAATGCATTATTCTCAAACTCAGTTATAGTTAAAACTATACGTTTAAGGTATAATGAAATTACATCTTTACTTGTATCTGCTACTATTAGTTTATATATTGCTTCCATGTTGTTATAGTTTAGTTATAGTTTATATTGTGATATAAGTTAGCCCTCACATATTAATGATATTGGGCTAACTTAAAAGATTATTAAGATAAGTATACAGCAGCATCTCCTTCTAAAGGAATAAACAAATTATCAAACTCCTTTAGTTCTATTGTATATCTTTCTCCAATTGGATGTTTATTATCTCGTATTATTGGATCATTAGTAAAGCCTACTAGATATACATTTCTCTTAGTCTTTAATATAATTGCGTATTTCATAATTATTTCTTATTTATTCCAATACTTATAGTGCTTAAAACATGTAAATAAACTATTTGCATGTACTAGCCTTCGGCTATAATCTTTTTCATTATATTCATAATACGCTCTATCAATAGATAACCAATACATAGAACTATGTAATTTAGTATTATATCCAATATCTATAAGTATAGCTGAGTCAGGACTTCTTTGTAGTATTATTCTCATTGTATTGTTGACTGTATCGTAGTCTTACGCTTTTAAGTTAATATTAATTTTATAGCTTGATTATATGTGTTATATCAGTATCAAGCCATTTATAGTCATTCTTTAGTGTTGTAATTAAATCCTGAATAAAATAGGCATTTAATACTATGATTTCACCATTTGCTTTTACTATTAAATACTTATTCATTTTATTAATGTGTTGATTATATTGTGATATTACTATAAATATTATATATAATTGTTATAAATTAGGCGTATAATGCCTCAATATTCTTGGAATATTACGTACGATTCTTCGAATAATCTCATAAAATAAACCGAACTTGTGGCATGATTTAAACTTCACCAATCTCACATTTGTTCCTATTAAGGTAATGCCTGATAATAAAAAGTTGATTAACACTCTGATTAAGAATATGAAAGAACATAATCTTAATCGTGGTTATGTTTATGAGATGTATGTTAAGCTTGCTGTTAATTATTATCTTAAAGATCTTGAATATATTAAGCAGCAATTATCTTATGAGAGACATTGGATTACAATTAAATCAAGAGAGCTTGCTAAGACTGATTGTTGGCAAGGTTAGAATATGAAGATATTCTGCTTGATATTGTTAATAGCTTGTTTGATTTGACGTTGTTTAGCTATTCTGATTGATTGTTTGAGTTGTGATTGCATAATAATAGTTGTTTGAAATGTTGGTTATATTTGAGGTTATTGAGTGTTATGCTCAATAAGATTGATATATTATATTGAGTGTGAAGTTTAAGTTGAATAACAGGGTAATAAGGTATTCAGGGTAACAGCTCTGCATCAAGTTACTCATCTATTAACTCATAAAATTAAAGATTTTTTCCTGATACAGAGCAGTTGTTTAGTCTCTTAGATCAACAAATAGGTTAGCAATTTGCTTTCTAGATCTAACTGAGTAATAAATTCCGTTGATAATCATAGTTGTAATGTGTTATAGTGTGAGAATTAATTGTAAAACATATTGACTAGTGACCATCCAAGTGCAAGTATTATAAACAGCCATTGAAAGGTTTCATTGATAATTTCTAGTTCAGTCATGTAATGTGTTAGTATGAGTATTAAAAAGAGAAGGAGCTTACGCTCCAACTCATTATGCTTCAGATAATGCAGATTGCATCTTAGCTGTATATACAGCATTAGCAGCAACTAAACGATCAGTAGTGCTAACGATGAATATGTCATGAATACCATCTTGCTTGAATTCACCAGCTTTACCAAATGATGCAGGATATGGTTGACCTTTCTTATGCTCTTCGAATTCAACTTGCACACCAGTATCAATACCAGCAGGAAATAGTTGAGAAGGTACATAGTAAGTTCCCTTGTCAGTTTTAACTTGGAAACCAAATTGTGTTGGACGAAATGCTTGAACTGTTGCTTTCATGTGAAATAAATGTTTTGATATGTTTAAAATGTGACACGGGTACTTGTTTCCCCAAAACTTAGGAGGGGTGTTGAAAGTAGGGGGTTCCCTACTCCCGGTATATAACCAAATTTTAATTTAAACTTAATCCAACTTATATGAGAACAATTAAAGAAAATGCTATAGGTAAAGCTTATAGAGAAGAAATAGAACTTAATGAACTATTTAAAAGAATTCCTTCTAAATATAAAACATTAAGAGGATCAGCTAATGATAATTGTACTATTGTAATAGTAGATACGGAAAAGAAATTTAAACTTGAATCTCTTAATGATATAAGAGAAATGCAAGATTGGGAGAGGGATAGTAAAGGAGTTTGGATATTAGATTATTATGTCTCTGATAGAGAGAAGGCAATTAAATTTGTAAATCAGTTTATATGAAAATGTATACACCTGTAGGTAAATTTCTTCAGGATCATTATGATGCTGAAAGAGAAAAGAGAATAAAGAATAGACCTGCTAAATTAATAGGTCTTAATGGTGAAGAAATAGATTGGCCTGAACTTCCACCTAGAGCTGATTTTAGCCATAAGGTAGAATTACCAAGTATTAAAGCATTCATAATAAGAATAGAAGATTAATATGAAGAACTTATATAATACATTAACTAGAGTACTAATAACACTTATACTAATAGGTATGATATTTACAAAACAATCAGAATACCTGTTATTAAAAACAGGGATATATTTTCTAGGAGTACTAGTAATGAATACATTAAAAGATAAGTAAATGTTCACCATCAGACATGAAGAAAATCCTAATGATCCTAGATATAAAACAGAGAGTGAATGGTGTGACGAGATGAATAGATTAGGATTTAAGATAACTCATCATAGTATGTCCTTACTTATAGGATCAATAGGTAAAGGAATTAAATATAGAACAAAAGAAAATTTTATGACAACCTATAACATATGTACTAAATGAAAACACTAGTAATTACACCTTATCTACAAGATTATCATATCTTTCTACAAGATAAAGAACTACCTCGACAAACAGAGCAGTATAAGCCTGTATTATCAGGACATGATTTAAGAGGATGGAGGCCGAGTACAAGAGGAGTTAATAAAGAGATTATTATTCTTAATCTCAATAGAATAACAGATCTAGTAGGTAAAAGATACCATGACGTTAGAGAAGCAATAATGATTGCAGAAAGAGTAGGATTTATATTAAGATATGAAGAAGTATAAAGATAGCTCCAGTTTAGCTCAAGGGGAGGACAGAATATATATATTACATTCACTAATCCTAAGACTAATAAAAGAGAAAGAAGATATGTATTAAGGAGTGAATGGGAAAAAATATGTAGGTTCTATTCCTCCCCTTTACCAAAGAAGGCTAAAGATTAAACAACTGATATGACTAGAAAAGGAATAGTTGAGTATGTAAAAGATGAACAAGCTAAAGCAAGTACTTTAAGTAATAATGATATTGCAAATGTATTCAAAGATATGAATACTAAGTATATGAAATCTCAAGCAAAATTTGTTATGCTTACAGGTTATCAAGGAATGATAGAATTTGATTTCCAAATGATAATACTTGCATCTGGTGTTAAAGGAGATATTAGATTTAAATTCTTTAGAGATACTTCTCCTAGATCTAGAAATTGGGGTTATATGGAATCCAAGAGAAAGAAAGATTTTATATATCTTAACCTATTAGAGAAACATGGAATGTATAAGCTTAAGTTTTACCATAAATCGGATTTACAGTTTAAACTCCATATGTATAAAGGTACAGAATTATTATTTGTATCAGATTCATTTAATGATATTAGTAATTACTTAAACAAATTAAAATGAGTAAAAGATTAGCAGTAATAAGAATTGGAATGTTAATAGATAATCCACAATATAATTCTTTATATAATACAGAACATTATGAATGTATAAAATATCTTAGTAATCCTTCTGATATAGTATATGAAATACGACATGAAAGAGGTACTACTATGGTAACTGATAAAATTATTAAATACGAAGCTAATAGAGGTACTCCCTTAGCTATAGAAATATTAAGATATTTTGAAGAGGAGAAGAAGGCTTTAGAAAAAGAAAGATTGGATAAAGCTTTACTTAAATTAAGGATTCAAATTAAAAAGAAAAGTAATCTCTATAAGAATAGAGAATATAGGAGATATGTAAAATGAAAAGATATTGGTTATTTATATATCCTAGATATGAACCTATTGGAGGTATGCATGATATAGATAGTGTATCAGATGATATACCTACATTACTAGAACGATTAAGACATGTACAAGAGAGTAATAGATATTATGATTCTTATCATATTATAGATATGCATATGTGTAGAATAGTTCGTTCATCTTATGCCGACAACCATAAAGGAGGAGAAGCAGATTTACAATTTAGAAAATTATGAGAAAGGAAACTAAAGTTGCTATAGTTGCTATTATCACTGGCATAGTAATGTTTATATTAGGTTATATAATTTATAAATATACAGGAATCAATATAGTAAGAGGAAATTTTTATGACAAAATATAAGATTAAAATTACACAAGGAGTTGTTGGAGATCAGGTAACAGAATGGATGTCTCCTGAAGAAAGAGAACAGTTCTGGAAAAGACATGCTGAGTATGTAGAAGAACTTAAAGCTAAAGGTGAGTATCTTAAAGAAGTGGAATATGAGGTTAGCATTAAACCTTTTCCTCAATTTGACGATACTCCTAATAGAGTACTTCCAATAGAATCCTATAGAATGGTATTTATAGACTTAAACAATAAAGAGAATGACAAATAAAGAGTTATTATTAGAACTTGTAGAAAGAGCTAACAAGGCTATTAATCCTAGTAAAGAAGTATCTTATAAGATAAGATATGATTCAGGAATACTAGATGATTATTATGTAGCAATAATTTCTATCCAAAGAGAAGAAAGAGGAATCTTTGATTATCCTTTTATGCAAAGATTAACTTGTGAGATAAGCGAAAAGGATATAATGGAAGAGAATGCCTATAAAATTATGATAGGTGAATTACTAGTTTCTGGAATAGAAATGACTTACAACGCTTTAGAGGTAAGAAGAATTGCATGTGAAACCATGCCTGAGTTATATAGACAAAGACCATTAACACCTGATGAAGCATTTAAGGGAATAGTTAAATCAGAAGATTAAATGTAACTTTTACGAACCCTATTTCGTATAAGTTAAAATATTTTTATAAATTTACTCAATCCAACTTATAACATGATAATTAAAGCACAAACCAAACAGAAGGCTAAAGCAGCAGCTATGGAACAAGCTATTGTTTTAGTAGCCCCAAACCCTAACACTATAGTAGAAAAGGTTTTCCGGATTCCTAAACCCAAAGAAAAAAGATACCTTATAGTAGTGATGCCTTGCGAGGGAAAAATAGCAGGGTATGTATATGATATACATGAACAAAGACTTGTATATAGAAGTCTAAGTTCAAAATCTCCTGAAGATACTTTTGATACAATATATAAAGATTATAAGAAATCAGATACAAGAGTAGTAGATCCTGAAATACTACTTAATGTTATCAAAGACGTAGAAGCTCCTCAAATATCCTTCACATTTGTTAACAACAAAAAACTGGCAGATGAAATAGTAAGAAGCAGACCACAGCCAGAATCCTTCCACATTAAGAAAATAAGAGAAACATATAAATTTATTGATAAGTATAAGGTTAATCTTAAGGTTAAAGTAGAACATCATAAAGAAAATAACAAAGCTACTATCTATCTGTTTGACGAAGAAGCAGGAGTAAGCATTGGTACTCATAGATTAGAATATGATTATACAAAAGGTAGATACATATATTACTATTGCACAAGAGTAGTTTGTGATACTAATGAATTGGAAAACATATTTAAAACCAAATAACTATGAAAACTAACTTATTTAAATACATTAAAGAATCTTGGGGAAAGAGTTTCTTAATATTCTTAGGATTATACATAATTATTCTAGCTGCTTGTACGTATGATGCCTTAAATGGAATGGGTATTGGTCTTTGGGTTTGGTGTGGATTTACAGTTGTATATGTTATAGTAATATCTATAGACTATGCAGAGTGGAAAGAAAGAAAGAAGCAAGAAATAAAAGAAGAGGAATCCTTTAAAGGAACAACTTACGATCCAAGGAAACAAGGATTCAATCAATGAAATTCTACACAATAAAGAAAGGAGAACATAGTACAGGTAATAGAATACCTGTACTTACATTCTCTAATACATTATCTTACAAGGTAAGATTTAATGGTACTGCTAGGTATAGAACTGAAAAGACTACAAACATGCTTGATGTTAATAAGCTGTTTGGCTTGTCAGATAAGTGGACATATCATAAAACGAATAGTGCTAGATTTGGATGGAGATATAGTCCATTTACTGATAAGATACAGATCTTGGCTTATGTATACTCTAATGGTTCTAGAATAATAGAACATATTACTAATATAGATATAGATAGAACATATGAAATGAGACTAACTATATGTGATTCATCTTATAACTTTCTAGTTAAGGATAATGAGCATGCTCTATACGGTACTAATTTAGGTAGAAGAGAGTCAGGAGTATATTCTCTTAAGTATAGACTGTTTCCTTATTTTGGTGGAGATGAAACTGCTCCACATACTATAACCATAGAAATGGAAAAGTTATAAGTATGGATCATATTAGATGTATAGATTGTAGTGCTGATATGAAGAAACTAGGAACTACTAAATTAGGAATGAGAAGATACAGATGTGAAATATGCGGATTTGAGGAAGTTCAAGGATCGCCTAGAGGAGCTAAGTATCAGAGAACAAAACATAATGATATACTAAAAGATTATACAGAAGATGAATAGTATTATAGATCAGCAAAGAGATATACAGGACTTCTTAATAGATCCTTATTTACTTCATAGAATTTATTATTATCTAGGTTCCTATGAACATAAAGCTGTTGAGAAGATAACTAGAGAAGAAGGAAAAAGAATATTTAACGAGATGTTTTTATATGGAGAATCAAGATTTAAAGTCCCAGTACTGTAATGATGAATTGTATAAAGAAACTGCTAGAGAATGTAAAGTTTCTGAAGAACTAGTAGAAGATATAGCTTCTATTCAATCTGAATTCACAAAAAATAAGATTAAAAAAGGAGCTTTTGAGTCTATTAGATATGTATATCTAGGTGCAATTAAAGCAAGGCATCGTAAGATTCAACAGATGAACGATGCTCAAGGTAAAGAATTATAATTAACAACTTAAACAACTATATCAATGCCAATGACAGCACAAGAAGAAAAAGAATTTGAAGCACTAAGAAGTTTAGCAAATCTTACCAAGTGTAGACCTATTCAAAAGGATGGACCTGGCGGTCCCCATGTATTTCATACTCAGGAAACAATATTATCAGAAACAGAATTGGAAAAAGTCAAAAAGAGAATGTTTCAGATTCTGAACATCAAATAATAATTAACAACTTAAACAACTTTTTAATGGAACAACAAATTAAACAACTAAGAGTTGAGTTGGATGGCCTAACTCAATTAGTAAAGCATTTAACACCTTCAAGAGAAGTATCACTTACTTATACTTCACTACAACTTTCTAAGATGTGGTTAGGTAAGGTTCTTAAAGAATTAGGAACTCCTAATCCTTATCCAGAAAGTAAAACCCCTACTAAATATGTAGCTATTCAAGACATTGAAAGTACTCATGGATTAATTCTCGCAGGAACAGAAAGCAATAAAGTCAAGGATGGATATGTTATTTTTACTATAGGAGAAGGAGCTAGTTACGAAGTAGATGTATCATTCTCTATAGATACTCCTTATATCGGAGAAATAGCTAATGAGAAAATTGAGCCTACTGCTGATACTGCTACTAGTAATAATGAACAAGGCGTAGATATAGATCCTAAATGGATATTAGAGGGAGGAGAAATCGACCATTTCAGATGGGTAGATAGTACTCATATTCAAAAGGTAAAATGGCTACGTGGTGAAATTGAGAGAATAGAAAATAGGCTACATTTATTGTATGAAGAAACATGTAGATTAGAAAATAGGACAACTATTTGGCTACATCAACATGTAGTAGAAAGCACTTCTGAATGTATTAAGGCAGGAATGTGGTTAGGAATGGAACTTGGAAGAGTAAGAGATATGGAGGCTAAATCATGAACTATTATTTAGATACAGAATTTATAGAAAAACCTGGTTCCATACAGTTAATATCTATTGGAATTACAGATGAAAAGGGAAATGATTTTTATGCTGTCTCTTCTGAGTTTAATGAAGCTGATGCTAACGATTGGGTAAAAGAGAATGTCATTTCTAAGTTGGGAAACGTAGAAAGAAAATCCTTAGCTCAAATTAAAGAAGAACTAATTAAATACTTAGAATTTAGTTCTGATATTAAACTTCTTACTAACAAAGATGGTAGACCTTACTTTGGTAGAAGAGGTAAAGAGCAAGATGAAAATCATTATATAGAAGTTAATAAGGGAGAAATAGTATTTTGGGGTTATTTTGCAGATTACGATTGGGTTGTATTCTGTTGGCTATTCGGTACAATGATGGATTTGCCTCAAGGTATGCCTATGCAGTGCATGGACTTAAAGCAGGAAATGATTATAACTGAGTTTCCTAATAATCTTAAACCTAAAGATCCTGTTGATTCTCATAATGCTTTAGCTGATGCTAGATGGAATAGAGTATTACACAATACTATGATTGCATGGCAGATGCAAGAGGATGAAAAGAAACTACATAAGGAATATGAGTATCTTAGAGATGAGATTAAAATAGCTTTACTAGAATTCTCTAGAGAATATAATAAGCTTAATCCTACTCAGACAATTCAACTGGAGCTTACCTATAATAAGACTAGAACTACGGTTCATGCAGATTATATAGGTAAAGGATCTGTAGGACTTCTTATGAGGTATAAAGGTGGAGCGCATCTATTACTTAATAAGGTATTCGGTCATAGAAGCGAAGAAGAATATGCTGCTGAATTTGATTGGGCTTTAAAGCTATATAGAGCAGCTATGTTTGATTTAATTGGATCTGCTATAGCTAGTCAAATCCAGATTATAGATGCCAAGGAAAGTCTTAATCTATTGAAAGATGCTTCCGGAGATAAGAGTTGAGTTTGAGGAATCTTTGATTCCTCAAATTTTCTCCAACTCTGAAAAGATAGTTTTAGTTATATCAAAGCAGAAATACGATGAACATTTCTACGGTAACTTTGGATGTTTACAAACATTCCTAGCACCAATAGCATCGAAATATTGTTTAAGTATTACAGCGCAAGATATATACCAGAATGATCTAGGAGCAAGAGTAGTATTTGAAAGAGATTATGATAGTCCTAATTATGAGAAAAAACTTAAAAGATTAAGAGATGGAATTATTCAAACTAGGCCAGAACTACTTGGTAGAAATGGACAAGGAATGGATCAGCACAATAAAGGAATTCAAGAAACTAATAATTAGAGATAAGGATAGAAATAAGAAGCAAGCTCAAAAAGAGTTTACTTTTATATATCATTATCTAGATTTTAGATCTCAATTCTCTAATTATCCAGATGCGGATAGATTAAAAGAAGCATTAAGAAATGCTGATTTAGATCAAGCTTTAGCTATTAATAAAGATAAAGATTTGGTAGAAGCTATCATAAGGTATAAGGAATTAAGAGAAACTAGATCCTTAAGAATTATTAGATCTTCTTATAGTGCTATTGATAAGCTATCAGTTTACTTTGATAAGGTTGAAGTTAAAGAAGCTGACGAAGCTAAAAGTCTTATAACTTCATTGGGGGGTATAGGAAAATTATTGGGTTCCATTAAAGAATTAGAAGAACAAGTTAAAAGAGAGTTAAGTGAAGAAGCAGGTATAAGAGGAGATAAAACAAAAGGTTTAACAGAAGATCCAGATTAAATGGCTAAAGTAGATTTTATAGAAGATGGACACATTTACAGAGATGAAACTGGTAAACAGTACACCTCTGTAACTACTGTTATAGGTAAATATAAACAACCATTTGATACTGAGTATTGGTTATTATATAAAGCTATACAGAGAATAGTTATTAATAAATATGGAGAGGGCTTTTTTAATAAGTCCAAGAAGCAAGCAGGAGGGTATGAATTTATTATACCTTACTTTCTACCAAAAATTCAAACTCCTAATCTTCTTCAAAATACTATAGAAGAGATAAGGGAAGAGTGGAGAATAAAGAAGGAAGAAGCTTGTGCTAAGGGTACTTCATTTCATAAGAAAAAAGAGGATGAAACAAATAGTGTTTTAATATGTCCTGCTACAGGTTTAATACCTATACCAATAGGTAACAGATCATTTGAAAAGCCTAAAGATGGTATATATGCAGAACACGTAGTATGGAATGAAGAGTATGGTATTGCAGGACAAGCAGACAAAGATACAATAGAAAATGGGTATGTAGATATAGACGACTATAAAACTTCAAAAGTTATTGAAGAAAAAAGTTTTTATCACTATATTAGAGGACACACTATGATGAAGGAGCCCGTCAACAATTTGATGGATTGTAACTTAAGTCATTATACACTACAATTATCCACTTATGGATGGATGCTTGAGCAGAAAGGTTTAAAGGTTAGGAGATTAAGGATATATCATACTATTAAAGATAAATGGATAGAAGTTCCATATCTTAAAAATGAAGTAGTTAAAATGTTAAATCACTTTACTGGTAAACATGGGTAAAAAGCCAAAAGAAAAAATGACAGTAAAATTGGATTCACCTAAAGAATGGTGTCCTACATATCCAATTGAAAAGAGATTATGTAACTGTTCAGATTGTAGAAAAAGATGATAACAAAAGTAGGAACTCCTGTAAAGGAAAAGAAGGTAAGCTCTATTAAGAAAGCTGAACAAGCTGTAGAGAGGAAGATACGCAAGGAAATAGCTAATAATGGAGAAGAGCCTTTAATAGGTAGAATGTGTTATGGATTCTGTGAGGGTTGTCAAGATAGCTCTGTACAGAAGATCTATACAAACTATACTAAATGCTGGACGTGTGGAAACTTGTACCATTTTACGTTGAGGGGAGAGGTTAAACCAGCTGCTCAAACATATGAACCAATATTATTTATGATATGAAGAAACTTTTTAGATTTATTATGCATAAGGAGCCAAATCTACATGATGTAGAAATTCCTGAAGATTATATATGCTTTAGTATTATATTATTTAATAGTTTTGAATTTAAACTATTTAACTACTACAAAATAATATATAATGGTGTATTCTATAAACCTAAATATGAGAAAACTAAACTTAAATTTATTGTTAAAGATTTAAGATATAAAACACCTAGTTTAAAGGATATATGGTAAGATGTTAGTAAATACGCAATACTTTAGAGAGGCTGCCTTAGATTACAAAAAGAATGGTGGAGAGTATACTCATGCTCCATACAAATCTAGGGATTTCATGGAATACTGGCAAGAGCAAGATCGTAGATGTAGAGAAGGCTATACTGTTGGTGATGTATCTATTACAGGTAGATATTATTATTACCTTAACTTTACACCTATTCTTAGGATTCCAGATAAAGCTCTAAAGGAAAGAAATAAAATATCTGCACAAGTAGAAGCTGTTCAAGATTTTCCTGGGTTTTGGGAGATACAATATAATTGGTGGTGGGCTAAGGAAATAGCAATGAAAGGAATTAAAAAAGCCGAGTTCGAAAGACTCGGCTTACTTGTTAAGATACCTGACAAATATCTTGTAGGTGGAAAACATATTTCTTGTGCTAAGACTAGGGGTTGTGGATTCTCATACATGGAGAGTGCAGATGGTACATACAATTACAATTTTATTCCCGGTAGTAAATCATTCTATTTTGCATCACAAGAAGGTTATCTAACAGGTGATGGTATTCTTACTAAGTGTTGGGATAATTTAGAATGGTTAAATAATAAGAGTCAGAACTTCTGGAGAAAGAATAGACAAAAGAAGAACACTGACATGCATAAGAAGGCATCTTATCTTGATACGGAAGGTAATGAGAAGGGATACAAGAGTGAGATAATGGGAGTCATAGTAGATGATCCTAATAAAGTCCGTGGTAAAAGGGGTATGAAGCTATCTTTTGAAGAATCTGGTTCTTTTAAGAAACTTAAATCTGCAATAGAAATTGCAAGACCACTTGTAGAACAAGGAGGTTTTATGAGAGGACAAATATCTGTATTTGGTACTGGTGGTGAAGAGGGTGAATCTATTGAAGGATTAGAAGATATATTCTATAAGCCAGATCTATATAATATGATGGCTTTTGAAAATATATGGGATGGTGAAGAACTTGAAGGAACCACTTGCGGATTCTTTGTACCATGTACATTAGCTACAGATAAGTTTATTGATGAAGATGGTAATTCAGATGTTAAGGCTGCTGAAGAACATTGGGATGCACAAAGAGCTATTAAGAAAAAAGATCCAGATCCTAAAGCTTTAGATAGGTTAGTAGCTGAAAGACCTAAAAAACCAAGTGAAGCATTTCAACGTGTAAGCTCTAATATATTTTTGATCTCAGAAGTTAATAAGCAGATAGCTAGAATTAAAGCTAATAGAGATATACAAGGACTTATACAACATGGTATTATGGTTCCCAAAGATGGAAGTTATGATTTCCAAATATCTTCTGAAGTTAAACCTATACTTAAATTTCCTCATAAGAATGATGAAGATTTAACTGGTTGCGTTACTGTAATAGAAAGACCATTTAAAGATAGAAATGGACATGTCCCTGAAAACTTATATATAATTGTAGTCGATCCATACTATAAGGATGATGCAGAGGATAGAACATCTCTCGGAGATGTAAGAGTTATACTTAGGAATAATAATTTAACGGGTACTCAAGGAAATAGAACAGTTGCTTGGTATACTGCTAGACCAACATTGGAAACCTTCCATAGGAATTTATTTGCATTAGCAAAGTATTATAATGCCAAAATACAATCAGAAATTGGAGGCGGTGGACAAGGTATTATAGATTATGCAAGAGCTAATAAAAAACATGGATTTCTTGACATGTTAGAACATGAACCTGAAATGCTTCATAATAGGGAGATAGCTACTAATTCTAAGAACAGAGGTTATTTTATGAATATGACCACTGAAAGGAAAAAACAAGGACTAATATATCTTGCTGAAAAATTAAGAGAACCTATTGCAATTACTGAATCAGGAGAAGTTATTACTAACTATTCTAGAGAATACGATCTTAATTATTTAGAAGAGCTAAAGAGATATAATGATATAGGTAACTTTGATAGAATATCATCTAATATAGTTGGTGTTTATATGTTAAAAGAGAAAGCTGCTATAGAAGTAGAAGAGGCTAGACAAACCTCTGGATTTTTTAATAGACCTTTATTTTCAGACTATCCTAGTGGTAGCTTTGATGATCTAGCAACACTTGGAGTTGATATAGAACCTTATAATCCTTGACTATTTGCCCCTAATTGTTACATTTGTAAATACCACAATTGTAACAATTAAGGCATGAAATCCTCAAGACCTCTACAAAGACTAAGCTACTCCAAAAAGATTGCTAATAAAAACGAATGGGGTAAAGAGAATGTAGATTACCATATAGGTATATCTAATTTTACATATTCTGGTTCAAGTGGAGAAAGAGATGTACAAGGACTTTACGATATATATAATAATAAACTTCCTGATAGTTGGTTCTACTTTGTAAAGAATCCTCTAAACAGTACAAAGAATGAATTTAAAAATTTCCCTGCACGTATAAGAGAGTATACAATATTACGACCTAATATTGATTTTTTTCATGGTACTTTCTCTCAACGACCTTTTAACATATTTGTAATTAATGCTGCACATGAAGCATTAAATACATTTATGGAGAAGAGGAAAGAAGTCTACAAACAAAACCTTACTCAACATTTTATTAATTATGCTAATTCTTTAGGAGCTAATACCGGAGAAGAAAGTAAACAAGTTCCTTTACCTGAGCAAGTAGCACAACAATTTGCATCATCATACAAAGATGAAAAGGCTGTTAAGGGTCAAAAGGCTATTAAGATAATAAGAGAAGAGAATGCTTTAGATGAACTTCATAAAGATCTATTCAAGGATTGGCTTATCGCAGGTGAAGCCTACACCTATAAAGGGGTGCGTTTATCTGATATTGATTATGAAAGAGTAAGTCCTTTGGAATGTGATTATGATAAGTCTGGTAATACAAAATATACAGAAGATGGAGAGTGGTTTACAAGAAGATTTACAGCTACTATATCAGATGTTATTGATAAATTCTATGAAGAATTAAAAGGTGAAGATCTTGAGAAATTAGAAGATAGAGGTGGAATTGGTAATAGAGGTGGTCAAGGTATTAGAGGTTCTTTTAATTCTTTTAACCATAATAGAGAAGATTTCAGAGATAAGATAGAAGTTATACATGTTACTTGGAAAAGTGAAGCTAAGGCAGGAATACTTAGCTATCCTGATCCACTAACAGGTGAAATGCAAATGATGGAGGTAGATGAAGATTATCCTGTAAATAAAGAAATAGGAGAATCTGTAGAATGGTTCTGGTATACACAAGTATGGGAAGGTTATAGAGTAGATGGAGATATATATCTAGGTATTAAACCACTTCCTGTTCAGAGAAATAAAATGAATAGGTTTTCATACTGTAAACTCCCCTACAACGGAGTAAGATTCTCTGATACACATACATCTAATATTTCTCCTCTAGAGCTTGGCATACCATTCCAGATAATGCACATTATCTTGAAGTATAGACTAGAATTAACTATTGCTAAGAATAAAGGCAAGATAGTACTTATAGATCAAAATGTTATACCTAAGAAAGCAGGGTGGGATGAAGAGAAATTCTTCTATTACTCAGAAGCTACAGGTTGGGGATTCATTGATAGAAATCAGATAGGAGTCGATAAATCATACAATCAATATCAAGTTCTAGATCTTACTCTATTTGAACATATAGAACAAGTACTTGCTCTTATTGCTTCTAATAAGGCTGAGTGGGATGAAGTTCTTGGTATCAATCCACATGTTAAAGGTCAAACTAAAGCTAGTGATGCTGTTAGCAATGTACAACAAAATATTGTGCAATCTACAGTTATTAGTGATTCTATATTTAATAAGTTTGAAGATTTCCTTAAAACTGAATACAGAGGATTACTTGATATATCCAAGTTTGCTGATAG